GTGCTAATACAGGGGGAGGGGGAGGTGGGTATGGAGCTGGAGTAGTTAATGGGGGTTCAGGCATTGTTATAATTAGGTATAAAACTTCTCTGTAAATATATAGATGGAATCAGAGTTGGTTGCAGATCTATGTAACATTTTTCACTGGTTCGTTATACTATTCGTATTGTGTGCCCCATTTGCTTCAGATCAGAGAATTTTGATTATTGTTTTAATGTTAATGTATACGATAATAATACACTGGATTGCAAACAATAATGTATGTTGCCTCACAGTCATTGAAAAGGTTATTCGCGGCGAGCCAGACGATTCCAAAACATTTTTTGGGAGACTGATTGGTCCAATATATACATTTGGAAATGAAGATTATATATGTCACGGAATAATATTTTCACTTATGATGGTTGCATTATACAGACTTGATTTACACGAATTAAAGTTTAGTGAATTTATAAGATTAGTTGGGAACGGATGGAAACCGAAGAGTATACACTGATGGATACCGAACAGTGTATAGATGGACGTATATTTTCAATATCAGTTGCTCATGTTTGGATAAATCATACACAGGGAACAATGCATCTCGGCGAACCAATGACATATTTTGTACAAGAATCGTTTCACGAAGATTTTAAAAAGGATCGCAACTCGTTTGAAAAGTTGACATCTACATGGTTTGATTTGAAAGTGAAAAATTTACCATATATTGAGCTTCCATTTCACAAGATTATGGAAAAGATTTCAAGGCGGGTTATTGATAATGGTGGTACATTGGTATCGCATGCAATTGATCGTGACTTGAATTTCTTGTGGAAATCTGATCAATTTTACAACGCCTTGAATAATTCACCAAGATTTTTTCATATGCATCCACTTTCACACCCTGGTGAATGTACCAGAAATTGTAATTGGAAAAAGATTCACTTTGTGTGTTCGCAGAGAGTCTTCATGGACAAATGTCCAGTGTTTCGTAGAAAATATATGCAAGGAGGATCAAGTGTTCAGAGTATAGGAGCTGCTATATTCGGAACAATGTATACAGAGGTTCACCATTCAATTGATGATTTATGCGATTTGTATAAAATTATGCATGAGGCGTATATATGTGACAAATTTAGAATCGGGAAACGCGATTTTTACATTACAAAGAGAGATGGCCAGATGCATAAAGTTGCATCTTTTCAAAATGGGACAACTTGAAATTAAAAAGGTCAACCGACCCCGTGTTTACAAAGTATGTCTTGTACATTATAGGGCACTTGGCCCTTATAACTAAAAATAATCCAACCACCCAGAAAATGTACGAAGTTAAATTTTTATACTCCGTTTGGATAACTTCGCGAGTTCTTATAACGGCAACATTTTCAGTTGGTTTATCTATAAATGGTATATAAGGGATATCTTCGGTGATTGATCCATCCAGATACCCCTTGTATGGTGACATGAGAATTGGAATTGATATTGACATACACATTGCATCAATGACTGAAAATTCAGGTGAAGAGTAAAAGCTAAAATATTGAGTCATTCTTTTATGAATTGAAAACGCTGGAATGTGTAGCTTTATATCAGTGTGTTTGTGATATTCTTTAAATGTAACATCTGGAACACCAAAGAATTCTACAAACATTTTTGACACCATACTTCTAAAAGTATCAAGTTTGATTAATCCATACTTTTTAAAGAGATGTATGACACTCAACCGTGTACATGATTGAACGTCTATATCAAATGCATATTCCATCATACGAGTTAAATCTGTTCGGCTGGCACCAAACATGACTGCTGCGAGACACCCAGCCGATGACCCGGAAATTTCTTCAAGGTCATCTAATACACCTGAAGTTTGTAGTTTACACAACCCACCTAGAAACGAATATATTGCCATACTACCACCCCCTATAATCAAGTACTTCATCTACTATTGAATCTAGTAATATTGTGGGAACTGGGAACGCAGAAGGGCAAACAGGATGGCAAACACGATGGTGTGAACACCAACCGCTGCCTTGGATGTCAGTCCTGACATGATGCTGCCTGGTGGGATGGTGACCAGCATACCTGGGCTCAGCAGTATAAAGAGGAATGCTGGCACGAGTAAATCAGCCCGTGTGGTGGTTCCAAGCATCTTGGATTTAGCTGCAACCCACAGAGCGAGTATAAGAACAAGTGCGTGAATCATCACGGATCCACCGCTGGTGGTTCCGGAAAACAGCTTCATACTTGGCAGGCTGAGAATCAGGCCTGGGCTGAGCAGAGCAAATAGGAGGGCTGGTACGAGAACCTTTTTGGAGGTGATATCAAACGGCATTTAATATTAGCAACGATTTAAAATAAAATGGTTAAACTGGTTGAATGAAACGTTACACATGAAAGGTAGGCCTTGCGTTTCACAATAGTCAACAAGACTCATGTACATATTGAGCAAATGCTCAGAATTCCAATCTTGCCACGCCTGAGGATCAAGAGGTTCTTCAACTTCATCATCAGACGTGTCAATGTTGGCATCCTCCTGATTAACATCACCAGCATAATCATTATGGAACCCCATTGATAATAGCTTTTGTATTACAAGTATCTTATTTTTTAAGTCTTTGTTTTGAGAGACACTGAACTTGTTTCTCTAACATCAAGCTGATCAATTATAAACTGGTACACCTGCTCGGCTCTCACCTCATCGTTATTAAAGTATTTCAAAAGTGCAGTCTTTACAAACGACTTGTTGAAGCCAAATGTTGATGTCCGAGTCTTGAGGAGAACCTTTGCACCCTGAACATTACACACATCAATCTCCTTGGATTGCATATAATCACGGATGAATTCACGGAGAGCCTTTTCCTGTGTATTAAGCACTTTGATATCTTTTTTCGCATTTGCGAGCTGAGTCTTTAGATGGGTCCACTCGGACATTGCATCCTTAAAGCGATCTACGTCGGACATTTATGTATACAAAAACTTTATTCTTTAATTCCGGCCAACCTCAAAATGAGGTCTCATCAGGTCTGGAACTATAGTAGAGTTGTTAAAGATGCTCACTGGAGTGCGGGGGTTGGGTGGCTCTGAGCGGACGTCAAGGTTAGCATTACGCAAAACACCACCAAGGGTCTCTGGGTATCCAATCTGGGCACGTGGATCAAGGTAGGTCTGTCCACTCAGAATATCGGAAGGGGAGAAGGAACCAAAATCTTCCTGTGAAGGTATTTCTTTGGGGAGCATACTAGTGGAAACACCCATACCACCGGATGATGCATAGTTATCATCGGTACGAATGGTATTGTAGACATCCTGACCACCTACCGAACCAAACAGCGGTACATTCGTACCTGATATAACTTTTTCATATGTTGAGGTTGCCCACTTGGGTTTCATAATGAAGATTACAATTAATATGAATATCAAAACCCCTACAACAACTTTAGAATCCATGGCCATTTAGTATTAACGAGTAAAATATTTTCATTCGTCGTCATCCACCAAAAGACACTTGACAGGTTCGAGTGATTTACGAACTTTCACCTGTACAAGGCGCCATACTGGACCAAACGATTTACGAAGAAACCAGATGCCATCAAGCTGCAAAAGTATATTACACTGTGTATTATTCTCAACATTGGGAATAAGTTCCTTATTTGTATCAAAATACGCAACTGCTGGAAGTCCCTTGGCGTTGAGAAATGGTTCAGCCTCTAGAATGTCGGAATCAATTGAAGACTGGTAATATGTTGCGAGCACCTCTGGTGCAATCTCCTTCTTGAACCAGGTGGATGAATTTTTCACCGCCTCTGCGATAATCTTATCATCCCATCCCTGTATAGAATCGGTTGGGATCTTGATACGGATATCTTCAACAGAGTTATCAACAATCTCAGCCTTGAATACAGACACGTACAGTGGAGAATCTGGCGTCACAATCTTGGCAAAGTAGCGACCATCTGCAAGTTTCACTGGTTCGTTCAAAGTAAAGTCTACCATTTAGAATATACTATAGAATAATCTTTAATTATCGGAACGCGAATATACTCAATTAAAGAGTATGAACTTGTATATATCAATAAATGGATGAACTTATTGCCAAGCTGTCTGCTGAGATCAAGTCCCTGCACAAGGATGTTCGTAAGATTCGTCAAGCTATTGAGGACCCCACTGGTGACAAGGCGGCTGCCCGGTCCCAGAATAACGGTTTCAAAAAGCCACTTGATGTTGACGAGAAGCTCCGTTCATTCATTGGGCTCGCCGAGGGTGCACAGATTTCACGGTCCGATGTAACTCGTGCAATTGACAAGTATGCCGTTGATAATAATCTGAAGCAGGGTCAGGTTATCCACATGGATGAGAAGCTCCGTGACCTCCTGCAGCCACCTGCTGATGTTCAGGTGACTTATCTGAAGCTTCAGCATTATCTCGCTCCTCACTACATCACCCCAGCAAAGGTAGAGAAGAAGAAGCCAGCAGCTGCACCAGTATCTGCTGTAACCGAGGTTGAGGTGAAGCCAGCTGTGGCAAAGAAGCCTCGTGTTGCATCAGCAAAGAAGGCTTAGAAAATAAATACATGAGTATGGTAGATGACAGAGGTTCTCATTGAACCACCATACATTGACAAAAATGAGATTGAAAAAATAGTGGGTACTCGTATAAGAGATCCATCATTGTATCAATGTGCTTTCACTCATAAAAGTGCATTGAAGCAATACTCTATAAAATCTTCTTACGAAACTCTTGAATTCCTGGGTGACTCGGTCCTAGGCTTTGTGATTACAAAGATATTATACGATAATTATAATCACGAGAATGAAGGGTTCTTGACGAAAGCTCGCACCCAACTCGTACGTGGTAAAACACTTGCAGATATTTCACATAGACTTGGTATGTTTAAATTTATCATTATGGATGATAAGGGTATGCGTAACCAGTGGTATAAAAATCCAAAGATTATGGAGGATGTTCTAGAGGCTTTCATAGGGGCAATATATCTTGACTTGGGAATTGTTCACGTCAAGGAGTTTGTTCGTAGAGAGTTTAACATGTCTTCATTTGTTGATGACAATTACAAGGATATAGTTATGAGGTGGTGTCAATCAAAAGGTATACAATTACCAGAGTATAGGGAGAGACGTTTTGAAAATGGGTTGTTTACAATTGATTTATATGTGAATGGGGCATTCTGTGGCACTGGTGAATCCACAACAAAAAAGGGAGCTGAACAACTTGCGGCTGAGCAGCTACTTAAAGCTACAGATAATTTTAAACGTAATGATACACCCATCAGTTCAAAAGTTGATTGATAAAAAGTATGCCGATCAAAGGACAAATGAATGGTATTCACTTCGTAACAAGATGCTTACGGCTAGTGATGTGGCTACTGCATTGGATTTAAATCCATATGAAACAGCCGAGGATTTAATGTATAAAAAGTGCGGCCATCGTAAGTTTACAGGTAATGCAGCGACCGAACACGGTAACAAATACGAACCAGAGGCTCGTGATTTATATTGTAGCAAAACAGGTGAGGTTGTTCACGAAATTGGACTTGAACCTCACCCGGAATATTCTTGGCTCGGTGGATCACCAGATGGAGTGACTGAGAGTGGTAAACTTATAGAAATCAAATGTCCAGTGTCTCGTAAAATCACAGGTATAGTTCCATCCTATTACATTCCACAAGTACAAATCCTCATGGAGATTTTGGATTTGGAAGAATGTGATTTTATCCAATATAAACCAGATGGACCGGAATATATAGTAACAAATATAAAGCGCGACCGTGAATGGTTTGAGTCTGTAAAACCACGTCTAGAGACTTTTTGGAATCGCGTTCTTGAAAGACGTACACAACCTCTTTGTGAAATTGAATAAAAACAAATAACGTATATATACAAAGATGGAAAAATGTACACATTGTAAACGTAATGCTATGATTACTTGTAAACATTGTACCGGTGTTTTTTGTTCATATCATATTCAACTCTTTGATCACTCGTGTCCAAAGACAAATGTAAAGGTTGAAAATACCCGTCTGGAACTTGCACAACGTCTTGGAAAACCTATTGTTTCATCCCGTGGATTAGAAGCCAAATGATAATACCAATTCCACCGATTACTATAATAGGATCAACCTGTTCCATTTTTTTCACTTTACCAAAAATATTACGTTTGCTACGAGTGATTATATTCTCCACATTTGTATCAAATTGTACTCGCCTGGGAGGAATTGGTAATGGTGTACCATTCTGTGTACAATACTCTAAAGTACCATAGCCAGATGTGAGAGCATAAACACACCCCTGACTCTTTGCAGCTGGAAGTTGTACTTTTTTATATACTGGTTCTTCAACAATTTTTGGATGTTCTTTATAAGGGTTATTGACGCGTCCTGGTAAACTAAACTCCATTACAATATCAATATATTTTTTGAATGACTGCAATAACTGCTATTATAATTAAAATTTCAATCGCCGAGGTTGCAATCTCCCGCTTCTTTGGATCTGTTGTATATATGTTTGGCTTTATACAATATTCTGTGAGAAGAAATAGAATTTTCTGAGCACCGAACCATATGAGGACACCCAATGCAACTTTTACGACATCAATATGCATCTTAAAAACCTATCTTGGTATTAAATGGTATTTTATTACCGACACCACTCACAAGAATTGAATTATCATTAGGCATCGGCATACCCTGTTGATCAGATATAAATCTCATATATGATTGGACACCCATGACAGTCTGCCGTGTACACTCTTTCACCACGAGACCATTCATAAAGTCAATTTGTCTCGGAATATCCGCATAATAATTTACTGCGTTTGTTGAGAATATACTCTCCATTATGATTGTAAGTGGGCGAGCATCCTGAGGAGATATAGTCTTTCCTGTACGCTCAAGTGTGAGTGCTATTATACCATCCTGTATACGAGAAATGTTGAAATCAGAGTAGAATGCAGTATATAAAGGAGTTTGTTCACGATTCCCTGACGGATACATTTATTAATAGTATATAGTATTAAAAATTAAAAGACTTTACTCTAAAATGGCAATGAAAATCAAGAACCGATCTGGTGAGTTGGAGGATGTCAAGTTTGACAAGGTGACTGCTCGTATAGAGGGTCTTGCAAATGATCTGACTGGTGTATCATCAACCATGCTCGCCCAAAAAGTACTTGCAAACATTCGTGATGGCATCAACACATCCGAAATTGATGAAATCACGGCTGATATTTCGGCGACTCAGACATCACACGTTGATTATTCTACATTGGCTGGTCGTATTCTGGTGAGCAATCTCCAAAAGAATACACCTTCATTCCCTGACGCTATGAAAATTCTTCACGCTGATGGAATCATTCCCGCGTACAATCCAGCAATTCTCCAGAAGGTTGTCATCTACCCAGAGCGTGATAATCTGATTGACTTTTTTGGGCTCAAGACACTCATCAAAATGTACTTGACCAGAAACCGTAAAGGTGAGATTATGGAGACTCCACAGTATATGTTTATGCGTGTAGCAATCGCAATTTGTAAAGGTGATCATGTAGCAGCTCAAGAGACGTATGATGCCATGTCTCAAAAATATTACATCCACGCAACTCCAACTCTATTCAATGCCGGTACGAATGCACAACAACTCTCTAGTTGTTTTCTGGTAGCCATGAAGGAGGATTCTATTGACGGAATCTATGATACTAAAAAGGATTGTGCACGGATTTCAAAGATGGCTGGTGGTATTGGGCTGCATATTCACAACATCAGATCCAAGGGTTCTAAGATCAAGGGAAATAATGGTACATCTGATGGTATAATTCCAATGCTGCGTACATTGAATGCAGATGCAAGGTATGTGAATCAGGGTGGGCGGCGTAAAGGATCATATGCCATCTACTTGTCACCTGATCACCCAGACATTATGGACTTTCTTGATATTCGCCTAAATCAAGGGGATGAGGAGGCTCGTTGCCGTGACCTGTTTCCGGCCCTTTGGGTTCCGGATTTGTTTATGAAGTGTGTTGAGAATGATTCACCGTGGGCACTCTTTGACCCATCTGAAGCACCTGGTCTATGTGACGTGTATGGTGAAGAGTATGAAAATCTATACAATAAATATCTATCTGAAGGTCTGGCGAGAAAGATTCTTCCGGCATCAACTGTCTGGAAAGCAATCATCAAATCACAGATTGAAACGGGAACACCTTATATGCTATACAAAGATGCGTGTAATCACAAGACGAACCAAAAGAATTTGGGTACAATCAAAAGTTCAAATTTGTGCACCGAGATTATTGAACACTCTGATGCTGAGAATACAGCCGTGTGTAATCTAGCATCCATTGGACTCCCTAGTTTCATAGTAAATGATAAACACTTTGATTATAAACACTTGGAAAAAATCACACGACTTGCTGTTCGTAATCTAAACAAGGTTATTGATATTTCTATGTACCCGGTGGATTCAGCCAAGAATTCAAACTTGTCAAACCGACCGATTGGTATTGGTGTACAGGGTCTTGCTGATGTGTACGCCATACTTGATATAGAATTTGGCGAAACTGATTTGAATAAACTCATCTTTGAAACCATTTATTATGCAGCGGTTAGTGAGTCGGTTGAAATTGCCAAATTGGTTGGTCCATATGATAATTTCAAGGGATCACCGGCATCACAGGGTTTGTTTCAATTTGATCTATGGGGTGTAACACCGACTGATAGGTATAATTGGGAATATCTTCGTGCTGATATGGTGAAATACGGACTCAGAAATAGTCTGCTGATTGCGCCAATGCCGACGGCAAGCACGAGTCAAATCCTCGGGTTTAACGAATGTTTTGAGCCATTCACAACCAATCTATATCTCCGTAGAACACTTGCCGGTGAATTTGTAGTTGTGAATAAATATCTCGTGAATGATCTCACGTCACTGAGTCTCTGGAACAAGGAAATCAGACAGATGATTATCCGTAACAATGGGTCGGTTCAAGGTATAGATGTAATTCCAGAGGTTATCAAGAGGAAATACAAGACTGTTTGGGAAATTTCACAGCGTAAAGTTATTGATTTGGCAGCAGAACGCGGTCCGTATATTTGTCAATCACAATCTATGAATTTGTTCATGGCTGATCCATCAATTGCTAAAATTTCAAGTATGCATTTGTATGCATGGAAGAGTGGTCTCAAGACTGGTATGTATTATCTTAGAACCAGGCCAAAAGCAAATCCAATCCAATTTACGGTTGAGCCACCACCGTGTACAATGTGCTCGAGTTAAAAGTAAAACGGTATACAATTGTAGAGATGGAGTTTATTCAAAAGCCTAGGAGTATTGCAATCGTTCACGTAAATACAAAAAATCCATTTAGGATGCAGATTCCGGCAATGGTTTCAACTATGAAGAATCAGTATGGGTATATAGAATTGACTATGAATGATGAGTTTATTTATATGTGGACACCTATAGAAGAAGATATTAAAAAACATGCCGACCCAGAATACCCGTGGAATTCACCCATCCGTGAATCTCAATTTCGTATCAAACTAGATGAAAAATCAATGGTGTTTGATTCACATGCTAAATTGATCATAGACGAACCTGATTTTGATTCGTGTATGGTCAAGTGTATCATAGAACTTAAAAGTATATACACTTTTAAAAATATGTGTGGAATTACAATGAGAATCCACCAAGTCAAGATATTGGAGAAGGTTGTTCCAGAGTCTAAATGTCTCCTTTGAATAAATCATTATAATATTTTACAACCAAAACTTCAGAGTCTGTTTGATTGAGATGTTTATTATATACTTGACATATATCAGTGTCCTGTAAGTATAGAGATGTCAAATATAGTATAAAAAATAATTGATTGTATAATATATCAGTAGATGTTGGAATTTGTATTGGTACTATGAGCAGAGGGAATGAATGCATAAGAAATAACAGTAGTACTATATTAGGATTATATAGCTTTGACTTTTTCTTCTTTAAATATAAAAATACAAAAAGACCTATAAATGATACAAGTATACTTGGAAGTATAGAAAATGTAATTACACCCGTTTTATATAACAATAGTAATCCAAGAGACCACCATGAAAATAGATGATAAAATTTAACTTTTTGTATCATTATAATACAATGCTATATTAAATGTCTGAAAAGTGTGGATTCATTGATACTATGAGATCACCAAGAGTTTTTGGTATGGCTATATTTGATTGGACACTCACCCTGTTTGCCGCATATATAGTAGGTAAGTTTTTATTAAAGTTGAATGGTTCACATCAATGGGGTGTCTTTATACTTTTTTGGATTCTGTTGGGTATAATGGCACATGTTGTTACTAAAACACCAACAATGATGAATTATTATTTAGGTCTTTCAACAAAGCCACAATCTAAGCTATGCGGCGACGTATAGATACCCTGAATCGTAGGGGGCTGTACTTGACAACAGTTGCAATTCTATTGGGTGATACAATCTGTACACGTTTATTAGCTGCTGGGCGACGGTAATATTTTTTAACGCGGATTGATTTTTGGGGAGAAATAAACCGACGGTGAGACATTATAGTAGGCATTTTAGTATATGTGTATATTTTTATTTCTTCATGAGCTCGTCGTATATTTTACGAATCGCCTTGTAACCAACAGTTCCTTTGGGTGGAACTGCATAAAATTCACCCTCCTTGATACCGATTGATTTTTTAAAAGCTTTTACAGATGCTAACCAAGCGCGGAGAGCTGGATTATTTTTCGCCGCCTCTGATTTCTTTGGGCTAATAAACCGTCCATCTCTACGAACTTTACCTTCGGGTACTGTCTTGGCCATTTATAATGTAACACTATTTTTTTTGACGTGTACAAAAAAGGAACATTGTTATATTCTTTTTTTGTATGGGGTTTTTGTTTTTTGGTTTTGTATATTAGGCGACTAGCACTCTAGTTGGAGAATGCGAGGCCACCCATGCCGGACTGGATGCGCAGGATGTTGTAGTTGACGGCGAACAGCTTCTGGACGGTGCTGGTGATGCTGCGGTGGCCCTTGAGCAGAACAGACACCTGGGCGTTATCGATGCGGGAGAAGTTGCAGGTGCCAGTTGGCTGGTGCTCCTCTGGGTGCAGTGCGAAGGAGTAGCAGTAGATACCGGGGTATGGGTTACCGGTGTGGTGGTAGTAAGGCTGGACCTGGTTGAAGTACTTGCCCTGCTGCTCCTTGAGACGGTCCTGGCCGTTGAGAATGAGCTTCCACTGACCGAGTGGGCCAACCTCAACACCGGAAGAAGTGGTGCTTCCGTTGTAGAAAGCACCCTCCTCTGCCCAACCGACCGAAGTTGATGCATTTGGGCCAACATAGCTGGGGGGAGCATGGAGGAAAACTGGTGCACCAATAAAGTTGGGCTGATTAATGGTATTGGCTGATGCGAGCACGGTGGAATCAACAGTCATGATGCAATTTGCTGGCTCGGTGGTAAAGTTCCACAGGGCGTTGAGGGAAGCGGTACCTGAATATGAGGCAGTCTGGTAGCACCACACGAGCTCCTTCACTGGGTGGTTGAATGACAGACGAATGGGGGTGGCGGAGCTATCACTCGAAGAGACGGTGAGGGAGTCACCACCGGTGTGCTGAACCTGCTCAATCAGGTACTCGTGAGACTTCTGAGCGAAACGGCGGCGCTCCTCGGTATCAAGGAACACGTAGTTGGCCCAAATGATTGGCTGATTAGTGCTGAAATATGTCTGATAGTTGGCTGAGCAATCAATGTCCAGACGAACCTCGTGGTACTGGAGGGCAATCAGGGGCAGGTACAGACCTGGGTTACGGTTGAAGAAGAAGATCAGGGGCAGGTACACCTTGGTAGCGGATCCAGCAGTTGCTGAGTTGCAGTATGTGGACATCTTGTTGTACTGAATGCGGTTCTCATCGGAGAGGAACAGCTCAGAGTACAGACGGAACCAGGCCTGGTAATGTTTGTCAATGCGCTGACCACCAATGGTGAGCTCAATTGCAGCGAATGCACGCTCGGCACACCATATGGTATCTCCACCAGTGTTGTTTGATGTCAGAGAGAGACCAGTTGTTGGCTGAAGCTCAACATACATGTTACCGACCAGGTCACCATTGCGGGCAATGGTGACGGAGATGCGCTGATTGTTGGAGACGGAACCATTGATGGTCTGCTGAATAGTCTCCATGGCAAAGTTGGTGTGACGTTTGTACACCGCCTGGAAAAAAGTAACACTTGGGCTACCAGTCAGGTAGACATCCTGAGCACCGTAAGCTACGAGTTGCATTAAACCACCAGCCATTTTAGTATAGACATAGAAAATAATTTGCGGAAAACACACTGAATCATTTTCACGGTATTCCATAAATGGCTGATGAAGATGAAATGATGATTGAGGATGATGGTGATGAGGGAGTTGATATGGTTGAGTACATTGGAGCTCTTCTCCAGACTGAGGATGGTGATTCTCTGGCGACAGTTGTTGACAGAGTCGCAAAACAGATTGAGACCCAGAATAAGATTCTTCTTAAAATACTCTCGGTAATTTCGAGCAAAGTTGAAACCAAGTAAAATGAATTAAGAAAAAAACCCATGTATAAATAAATGGCGGTTCTACTTGACAAGGAACCGACCATGGAGCACAAGATGAATGTCAAACACGAACTACTCAAGGAGAAGATTTCAATCATGGGTCCTGCTGATGTTCACGAAACCCTGTGTAATTTTGAGTGGGGTCTGAGTATTCACATGAAGGGTGATTCTTTCACTCCACTCAAGATTGGTTTTGATATATTCTGTCAGGGAGTTCAGAAGGATGCGAATGGTCTTCCACTGAACTGTAACCTTGATGACATTTCCGATAAACATAGGAAACATCAGACTGATTTGGTTGCTGTTTTCAATCACTGTAAAAAGAATGAAATTGGTAAAGATGAATACCCAGATATTACTGGTAATATTATGACCCTGATTGACCGGGTGAAACGGGTTGTTGTCATGCACAACGACGCATACGATCAAGTTGTATTGTATATACGTCAGAATACCCGAATCAATTTCCCGACCATCGTCCAGGGTGAGGATATATTCAGATGCACTACAATGTCAGACGGCGAGGATAAGAAGAGTTCGTTTCAGGAACTTCTCTTGTACATTCTGTCAACGACATCTAAAATGGACTATCGCAGATACAAGGGTCAGGTGTGTAAACAGATTGGTAATACTCGTGCTTGGAAACCACTCATGTCAATTGCTGATTTTATATTTTTGAATACACAAAAAGAGACGAAATATGACATGTGGAAAAATATAACATCCAAGGGCACCATGGTCAAGGATACTGTATCATTCCTGACAACTTGTAAAGATATACAATTCCCAGAAATTGTAAAGAATCGTAACGTATGGTCATTTAAGAATGGTTTGTTTGTGGGCAAACAATGGAATGGTGAACAGTATATTCACAAGTTTTACTCGTATGATTCACAAGAGTTTAAAACACTTGACCCAACCATAATCTCTTGTAAATATTTTGATCAAGAATTTGTAGATTATGATTGTGATTGGTATAATATTCCAACCCCCCACTTCCAGACGGTACTTGATTTCCAGGAGTTTACAGAGGATGCGTGTAAATGGATGTATGTATTCGCCGGTCGTCTCATGTTTGATACTGGAGATCTTGATCAGTGGCAAGTCATACCATTCTTCAAGGGTATTGCTAGATCAGGTAAATCAACACTCATCACCAAAGTTTTCAAAAAGTTTTACGATCCAGAGGATGTAAGGACCCTTTCAAATAATGTTGAGCGTAAATTCGGACTCATGAGTATTTATGATGGATTTATGTTTATAAGTCCGGAGATCAAGGGTGATTTGTGTCTTGAACAGGCTGAGTTTCAATCTATAGTATCAGGTGAAGATATTTCAATTGCGCGCAAGTATGATACAGCACTATCAGTGACTTGGAAGACACCCGGTGTATTTGCAGGTAATGAGGTCCCTGGATGGAGAGACAACTCTGGTTCAATCATCAGACGTATGCTCACATGGAATTTCGGTAAACAGGTTCAGGATGCGGATCAGAGACTTGATGAGAAACTTGATTTGGAAATACCTACAATCATGCTCAAGTGTATTCGCGCCTATCTAGAATATTCCCAAAAGTATAGTGATCGCGATATTTGGACGGTTGTACCTGAATATTTCAAGAATGTCCAGAATCAAATTGCAATGGTGACGAGTGCATTGCTCCACTTTCTCAGTTCTGAAAAGGTTCGGTTTGGTGATGGACTTCACTGCCCGCAGCGCATGTTTGTTCAACAATTCAATTCACATTGTATTGAGAATAATCTCGGAAAATACAAGTTTAATCCAGACTTTTACGCCGGACCATTTAGCACAAGAAAGCTTCAGGTTGTCACCGAGTCACGAACATATCAGGGTAAGCCATATATTATGCAATCGTTTGTTCACGGTGTTGATCTTGTGAATGACGCGACAGATTTCACCGATGATTATTAAATATTGTATACTAGTAAATAATGGAGAGTGCGGTTTCCAAGGTGCAGAAAATTTTTAGGTATTATAGAAATATTCATTTTATTTTGTATAATGGAACTATAAAATCTCGTGGATCTATAGACATAAAATCAAAGTTTGAACAAATTATATCTAGAAATGTAGACCCATATATCAAGTCTATAGCACTTATTGATTCAAAGCTCAAGGATGTAGCTATATTTAAACGTAATACTGGGTTGAGTGGTAGTAGTAATCCAGCGTATAATGGAATTCGTACAATAGTCACGTATAAAGGTAAAAATCATACAGTTGTTTTATATAAATCAGGTGTTGTTCACTTTAACGGTGGGTATTCAAGTGCGACAACCTTACATGGGCGTAAAATACCTATTCACCAATGGTATGATATACCGCAAAAAGTTTTGAGTATTGTACTTGGGGTGACTGTTCCACATGGAGATATACATATGAATAATGTATCTATACAAGCACAACCAATAACTAGAAAAATAAATCTTGAAAAGTTGTTGCAATATGTTTCACCAAATTTCAAGAATGCCCAATACGAAACAAATCTCGGTAAATACTTTTTGAGTTTCAAGAATGAAAATATCGCATTCCGTATACATGCAAATGGTATTATACAAGCTTCAAATCTTACACAGCCGTATGATGTAAATTTCGTTCAACAATTTATAGAGGATTTAACACCTGTGTTAAAACAAGCGTCTTCTGGTGATATTTCAGCAGTTGTTTATAAAAATAAAAAATTAAAGGTGATGCGAACAACATGCCCACCAAACAAGAGACCAGTTCCTTATACATTTGAAGGTGTCCCAAAACCAAACATGTTTATTGCACCAAATCCACAAGGTTTACCATGCTGCTATAAGATTCCGGCAAAGATTACACCAACACTCATTGAAAATGTTATAAAGGCTTTCAAGACTATCGGTGTAAAGATTCCCGACTCAACAAAACGGTCGCTTGGAATTATGAGTAATAATGTAAATGTTTTCAAACACAAGAATATAAAATCGTACCAATTCGTGAATAGGAATGGAACATTATACATTGGACTCAAGGGAACAACAGTTCGCCAAGGTACGCGTATACCACTTGAAGAGTTGAGAACAATTGCACTTCTTCTTGGAATCATGGGTGTTTCCAAGGAGCGAAGCAAACTTGCTTTGTTACACAAGATTGCAAACAAGGCACAGGTTAACAAAACTGTGACTAATAATAGAAATTTGGGAGTTGTCGGTACTGGACTGAATATGCGTATCATAACAGGTAAGGGTCAGGGTCAAAAGGTGAAGGATATGTCTGCTGCAAAAATTATAACACTCGCCAAGACCCATGGATACTCTTTAAATGCGTCACTTTCCAAATCTCAATTGATGCAAAAGTTGGAAGCTGCTCGCAATTCAAGGCGTAAACCAGCAAGTAATAGTGGTAGCAATATTAACGTGAATGAGTTTATGAGAAATCTTGAAAAGAATAATAGCAATAGTGGTAGCAATATTAACGTGAATGAGTTTATGAGAAATCTTGAAAAGAATAATAGCAATAGTGGTAGCAATATTAACGTGAATGAGTTTATGAGAAATCTTGAAAAGAATAAATCCGTGAGTCCATTGTCATCTATAAGTAATTCATCAAGTCCTGTTAGATGGTCACCGAATAAGAAATCACCAACATTGAAAAAAATGGCGCGAGCTAATACAGAAATAATGTAAATATATATAAATGAAACCATTACCATTATCTGGATCCGAACCAACCTTTAGTTTACAACCATGGGTAAAAAGTGAAAATGCTGATAATTGTTATGATTATGCAATTGGAAATTATAAAAAGTATAGGGTACAAAAAAGTACACCTGGTAATAGAGCTGGTATAAGTTCAAATGGGTTAACATTTAAAACACCAAAAGGTATAGTTTCGCGTATTTTAAAGGACAATCCCAAAAGTGTATATAAATGTAAAAATTCATCTCGTCCATGTGCCCGTGGATATTATAAAATTATGTGTTTTGTTGCTCCACAGAACAACTATGGAAACTCAATTGGTGATTTCCACTTTTATAAACAGGTTGGTGCGGTTAAATACAAGGTGCGAGCTGAGGATACAATTTCAACTATTGCGAAATTTTTCAGAGTAACCCCGTATATAGTGAAACGTTCGTGTAAAGATGGAATACTCCGAGCAGGTTCAGTTATTCAATTCCCCGTAAATTTATGGTCGCATAAAATGGGATGGGGAGGTCCACCATTAATTGTTGATAAAAGAGGAAAAACAATCGTTGATCCACGAAAAGCAAATCGTAATTATGGGTACAAGTATAAAACATTTGTAAGCTCATTCTGTGTTAAAAAGGGGATGGCAAAGTCTGGATCCCCAAATCGCGGAGGACCTCAGTAAGAGATGATCTTGAATCAACATCAATAACTATTTCAGTCATCACCGAATCAGGTGTTATTATATTTAATCTATCAACCAATTCAGGTATGGTATTTGATGTATGCGTGAATGTCTGATTACGTATATTCTCAACTATTATTGTAATTTTATATTCTGGTATAGGATTTGTAAATGGAGATCTGCACATAGGGCATGTATGATTTCCAATTTTTTTCCAGCCAATGATACATTTTCTATGAAACCTGTGGTTACATGGTAGAGTTTTACAGGCACCATCTAAATTTGACAAACATATTGAACATGTTTCATTGCTTGTACAGTGCATTGGACAGTGTGCCAATTCACCGTTTACTTTACGTTTACAATTGCCACCTGAGAGTGTTTTTGCTCCACACTCATGTGACATTTATATTATCGTATATTTTTAAACTAAATTATTTCCACAGTGTCTATTAAGAGAATGTCAGGTATAGCATTGAGTGCTATATTAGCTGCATATGCAAACAATCTTCTAAACGATCCATCTTTATTAGACCCGGTTTCAAAGATACGGGTATCTGAGCCACAATCACTTATAGATACAGATTTTGAATACGGTACACAATCTACAAAATGGGAATCTCTCGTAACTGTAAATGATCAACCCATATTTTTCATACGACCTGCAACCACTAATATGAACGTTACTGGAATTGTAACATCAAGTGCAACAAATGAGCTTATCTTAACAGCACCTAGCCATGGATTGGTTCCTGGTACACCACTTGCGATTCAAGGTACATCTACTGGTGTTTATGATGGTACATCAGTTGTTAGGCGCGTCATTGATGTAAACACTATAACGTTTACACCAACATCAACAGTTGTTGCCACTACCGGTGAAGATGTATTTAGTAGTACAATAGTTGTTAATAATGGGTACTATTACACTGGCTCTAAAATACCAATCACGTCTCTTCAGACTGATGCTCTATCAAATATAATTCTAACAACAACTTCAAATAGTTATATACAGGCAAATGGAAAACATTCAGTTTCAATAACTGGTGGAATCCTGAGGAAACAGAGATTTCAACAATTAGATGCGTCAAACACAGTACCTCTTAAACCAGTCTCCAATATTCTCATGCCGAATCAAACTGCCGGAGCTGAGATTCCATATGCATCTGTTGCACCATCATCAACTGGTTCTAATTTGTTTCCGTCAAATACATATTTAGCAAATCCATTGGTACCATATAATTGGTTCTCTACAAATGTTTTTTTTATGCCAGCATCTGCAAACAATACAACTCTCAATTTGTTTAATGTTACTGGTCACCCATTTGGTTCCAGTAACGTCGTTTTTATGCAATACCCACAGTCGGCTAATACTCATGTCGGAACAGTACCATCGTTTCCAGTTTCAAATTTAGCAAATATATTTTTCGTAAACGTTGTATCAACATCTTCATTTTATTTAACAACAAGCCCGGTATATACGAATGATGCCGCTAAAACTCCAAATGTTGTGTCTGTTTCAACAAGTGGTGGTAGTAATGTTGTAAATCAGCCTATCATCATGATGAGTAATTTACTTGAGATATCCGGTATTTCAATTGGAACTGCAGGCTCCGGTCTTGCAAATGCACTAAATTTAAGAACTGCTTCACCTATAACATTTTCGGCCAACCAGCCTATTGTTTTCGGTTGTGCACTAAATAATGTGGCACAAGTATCTGGTCTTAAACTCGTTACAAATAATCTCGTGAATAGTGCCATTTACTATATAAATACAACACATTCTACGACTACAAGTTTATATATTTCAAACACTATAAACGGACCAGCTACAAATGGATATACGTATAATAACACTTTTCCACTCATTGCCGGGAGTTTTGCAAATTTATTCGCAATACCAGCAGTTATACCACCGGAAACAAATTCATTCTTCTTACCAAATCACGGTATAGTAGGGAATTCGCTCGTAATTGTATCAAATTCAATATTACAAGGATCGGTTATAAATGTTGTGACACCTGTTGGTGCTATAGCTTCCGGTTTCCCATTCTTGGTAAATGCTGACTGTTACGTGGCTAACGCCATTTCAAATAATCGTATAACATTAAATACTGCAAATATAGGCGGAGCCTTCACACAAGTTGATTTAATTTCATCAAACACTAATAGTATATATAATTTTACAATACTTAATAATGTTCCAGGTGCTTCCGGATATATCTCATATTCAAACGTATCATTCGGTGAACTTCAATCACAGACAAAAACACAATTTGATTCTTATAAAACGGCGGCTATTTTACCATACAATTGGCTTGCTTCAAATGTTTTATATGTCGCAAATACCGATATATCATTGACTACGGCAACTCCATTATCAAATGTTATAACTTTAGCTGGTCATCCATTTTTCACTGATAGAGCTAATAATTACATGACAATGGTCGTGTGTCCACCATCAACTACTGTTCCAACCGGGACAGGTGTAGCAAATTCTTTTACGTTTGGATCAAGTAATTTGTGTAACATATTTTATGTGAATGCACTAAGTACATCTCAGTTTTATTTACAAGCTTCTAGAAGTTTAGGTATAACAAATGGAACATCAAATATACTTATAACTTCAAATGGAAATACAATTACACAAAATTTCATGTTCTTTTCAAATATTTCCGAAGTGATTAATATTTCACCCACCGGTCAATTTTCAGTTGCTTCTAATTTGATTCCTAATTTATCATATGATGGAATGCCAATTGCATTTGCTGGAGTTTTTATGAATACATCTGCAGCTTCAAATTTAACTCTTATATCCAATAATCTGGTAAACGTATCCAATAATTATTATATGCGCTTCCCAACAGTAAATACATTTTTTGTTTCAAATACAGTGAATGGTAATTTATTAAACCCCATACCAGTATTAGGATCTGCGTCAAATTTAGTTGTTATTCCTTTATCAACAAGTTTTGTTGAATATAATTCATTTTATTTACAAAATCATGGGTTTGATAATACAACTGTTTTATATTACCCTAAAAATGATACAACACTCTTCCAAACTGGTGGTCAGGGTGTGTTTACTGCGAATATAATAAATGCTGGTAGATTTAGGTTGTTACAAAATAATATAGTAACTGATATTTGGGGTCAAGGTACAGGCAATACATATATTTCATATATAAACAAAGGTACAGTTGGTCAGAGACTACATCCAACAACATTAACAATGAATAATCATGGGTATTACCAAAATGATATACTTAAATTCAACTCCAATGGATCATCTAATATTTCTGGAATAGCAAATAATAGTGCATATTTTGTAAAAATTATAGATTCTAATGTTATACGTTTGGGTACAATTATAAATGACATCAGTGTTCCGTCATTTAGTAAATTGCCTTTGAGTAACATACAGATTCCTATTTCAAATTTATTACTTGGTCCAATTGGTACAAATGTTTCTATAACAGGTGATTCCAATTTAATAGGTTCTTGGTATATATCTGACGTCAATACATTTCCTTATATAAATATATCACCATCTATACAAAATTATATAGAAAATAATATTATAACTGCACAGTTAAATGTAACAACTACAAATACATTTATAACGGCGGTTACTGGATTTTATTCAAATACATGTACAGATAACATAGAGTTTATAAATCATCAGACTATATCCGGTAAATTTCTAGTTTCAAATGTTATTGGAAATACATATATAATAAATACTTTTCCGACAACATATACAACTCCACAAATTATAAGATTTGATCCAGTGAATGGAAATGGGTGGAAAGCTGGTGGAGGGTTTTTAAATATACCATACCACTCACTTGTGGATGGAACATTATTGACATATGTAACAACTGGAGCTGCATTACCAGGTCTTGTGAATGGTGGAACATATTACACGGTTGTAAAGGATAGAAATACAATTCAGTTGGCAAGCAACACAACACCTATAGGGTCAATTAGATCCAATACATTATCACTTGTTACAAATCTTACAACTACTGGTACCCATTACTTTACAACAAACGTTTTAACAGCGACTATAGTTGCCACAACTAATATATATTCATTTTCAATAACTAACAATGCACCAACAACATCAAACACATTATTAGTATCATCGGCGGCATCCAAATTTACAAGTTTACATCAAACCGGTGACCAGTTATATATAGAGTCTATACAATCTAAAATAAACGTATTATCAGTCGTATCCGATACCCTTTTATATACAGATTATGATATTCCAGCAGCAAATACTGGTTATTTATATCAGACATTTGCAGTACCTGTTTCCGATGGATACTTTTATCATAGATCTTTTGATGGTGGTGTACAATTATCAGCTGGTATGGTACCTAATCAAGGCGTCATGCGTAGAACTCATACACAGTTTAGGTATCAATCCGGTAAAGGTGTTCAAATGTCAACTGGTACAACATTCAATTCACCTATGGATGTAGTATCATTGAAAACAAATAGTCCGACGACTAACAACTTGGTGACTGTTATAACAGCCAGACCTCATGGGTTTATAAATAATACATTTTCACAGGTACGTTTATTCAAGGCGAATGTTATTTCCGGTAATAATTACTTTACAAATGCATATCTAAATGTAAGTTCAAATACTACCAATATGACTATTTCCAGTATACCAGACGCAAATTCTTTTACATATAAATGGTCATATGTACAATTTCAGGGATCTGTACCTTTAGCACCTCAGCTTGGTACTTTACCAACATATGGTTCTGTAACATTCGCTAATATATTATGTACAAATCAATCAGTATTTACCAATTCAAATCTATTCATTGGAATGAATGTATACACAGTGGGTCAAGGTCTTATTACGAGCACTGCTTTCATTTCTAACATCTTCCCAAATGCATCAAACGTTCAGGTTATATGCCCAGGATCATCTGGGACAATAGGAGCTGGTACAACGTTTGAAGCGTATCCACAAATGACACAGCCACAGGCAAATGGGTTTGCAAAGTATGGTGTTGTGACCCTTGCAAATACAATTGTACGAGCTGGATTGTTTGATTCTACAAATGGAATGTTTTTTGAGTATAGTAATTCAATTTTATATTGTGTCCAACGCAATTCCACAAATCAGCTTGGTGGTATATGGTCTGTTGTAAAAGGATCACCAATTATAACTGGTCAAGGTACAACAACAGCTACAGTCCAATTAAGTGTTGGTGATGCAGTTGTTATACGCGGTATGGTTTATACAGTATATTCAATTCAGTCAGATGCAACATTCACGATTACAATTCCATACAGAGGTGTTAACACTAAAGCTATAATAATATCAAAAGTTGTTGACTTGAAGTATCCACAATCGTCTTGGACTATAGACAAGATGGATGGAACTGGTCCATCTGGATATAATTTAGATGTATTTAAAATGCAAATGTGTTATATAGATTTTGCGTGGTATGGAGCAGGTAAAATAAGGTTTGGTGTCAAGAATGTACAAGGTAAGGTTTATTATTTCCACGAAATTATTCATAATAATATAGATACAGAGGCTTATATGCGATCTGGAAATTTACCAGCAACATATTCAATACATAATTCAGGTACACCAAGTTGTTTAGCATACCTGAATCATTGGGGAACATCTGTTATTATGGATGGTAAATTTGACGAAGATAAAACATATTTCTTCACCGGTGACTCTGATGTTATAACACTTTCCAATGGTAATAAAGGTACATTCTTGGCCAGTTGGACAAAGGGGTCAACTATATTATCAAATATATCATCTTCAAATACCAATTTACTCAAACCTGGTACATTTCTGGCAACATCATCATATATACAAAACACAACCGGATCAACTGTATACACATTGAACACATGCTTTCAGAATGCTACAAAGATTGTTTCAGTTGGTATAGATTCTGTGAATACATTAACTGGAGCTCCTGCATATCTAGCATACACGAATAAGCCAATGCTATTATCAAGTAATAGCATAAATCTTGGGTATGTAACCGCGGTTGCTAATACTAATTTAGGAGTTGTTTCGCTATTCCAACAATCTCCAATTTTTACATATACACCTATACCATTATTATCAATCAGGTTAGCTCCATCTGTTGATACCGGAATAAGTGGAGTTCTTGGTGCACGTGAAATTATAAATCGCATGCAAATTATAGTAAAGAGTGTAGATATAACATGTACACACGAGTCTATAGTTACATTATACCTAAATGCTGATGTGTCTGGATTGAATTGGCAAGCTTTACCGCCACCATCACTCGCACAAACTGTAAAACACCAACTTGGCGATGTATTGTCTGGTGGAACTTCTATATACTCTTTCCGTGCAACAGGTGGATCTGTTGGTACAGCATCATCTAATATAGCCAGAAATATAGATACAACCCGTATAGATTTACAATTATTAGCCGTTATTAGTAATTCAATATTTGGTGGCGATGGTACATTTCCAAATGGACCCGATATTCTGACAATTACGGTTACACCAGTTGATACTACAAATATTCAAGCAAATGCTCCATATATATCAGCATGTCGTCTATCATGGACGGAGGCGCAGGCGTAATTCAAGTTCCTGAATAGCCCCTATGAGATAGGGTACAAGTTTTTCATACCTAACAGTTTTATATTCATTAAATGAACCAATAAGATGAGGTGACACATTCGCAACTTCTTGTGCAATGAGTCCAGCGTCAAATCTATTTGAAATCATATATTCAACCGGTCGCAAAGAGTTTATTACATCTAAACAAGCAGATGAATCTAAACTCTTTACATCCGTTTTAAGGCGAATATCTGATAAAGAAGAAAATCCGGTAACATCTCCAGTTGAGAATATATTACCATTCACAAATAAATCACCAGTCAATTTTCCAGGTACCGACAGGTTACCAGTTATTGTTATATTCGCTGTAACTATGTTTGATGTTACTATTGTATTTCCAAGTACATAAACATTACCAAGAATGAATACATTTCCATTCGTGGCTGGAACAAGATTTCCAGTGAGTACCAACCCGGTACTTTTTATATCTGTTCTGGTACTCATTATATATTACTATACAATCATATAATAAAAAATAATTTTTAATCCGGTTATTCCAGGTGCTGCGCTTGTTACATTTATTGACACCAATGCATCGTCTGGTATAGTCACTGGTGTAAAACCTGGCTGTGTAGCACTCACAGAAGAATAAGATCCATTCAATATACTTAAAGAACCACCCGTGAAAATTGATTGAGTAGAAGAACCGTTGAAAAATGTTACGTCTACAGTTGTTGTACCACTAGCACCAGTTGTTTTTACGGTTATACGTGGGCATGCTGTGAGTAACCATTTTGATGGAGTTCTAAAGGTTATTATGGGTGAAGTTGCATATACAAACGAATTTTCATCCGAACAAGCAACTATAATTTGAGTGTTTGCTGATAATCTTCCACTTATAAAGACATTACCAACCACATCCAATGCATTACTGACTCTTGATGTACCTATACCTACATTCGCTGTAACTGAGTATACATTACCTAAACCATATATAAATGGTAAACCAGATGCAGTTGATACGTTACCATAAATATACTGAGAAGTTATGAGGTTACCACTTACAAAAACGTTACCAATTACATCCAATGAATTGCTGAAAGGAGCCGTCAAAGTTGACCCGGTACCTATTCGTACATTTGATGGATAATTTATACATTGTTGTGTTGTTAAAGTTGAACCAGTACCGTCATTCCATTGTTTCAAGCCACCAGTTGTTGCAGATATGTCACCCAATATCTTTCCTGTTGCTATAATATTTGTTGCGATTACATTACCAGCAACTTCAAGTGCGTTACTTAACCCAAGAGATCCTGTACCAATACCAACATTACTACTATTTAAATAAACTGTATTCTTTGGTCCAACTGCCCACTGGTTAAAAACTGGTGGGAATCCAGAACATTTGGATATATCAGTTATGAGATTACCACTGATAAAGACATTACCAATCACATCCAAAGCATTACTGGCTCGTGTTGTACCAATACCAACATTTGAGTTGAGAATATAAATGTTTCCGGTACCAGTTGTCCACTGTCCACCTAAACCCGTACATTTTGAAACATCCCCAATTATTAAACCAGTTGAATATATATTACCGTTTACAAAAACGTTACCACCTACACTAAATGTGTTACCCGCATCGTCAGATTTTACATACAAGTTGGAATTTCGTACACGTACATCCTGACTACTAGAATCAAACTGAATCGTTGGAACAGAACGATCAGCTGTAAAAATGGACCCAGTTACCATCAAATCTCCACGAACGTCAAGTAGTTTTTGATTTGCCATTTGTGAAGGACTTGCACCGGAATACACTATAATCTGGTTTGTGAAGGACTTGACATGGTCACTCGCAGTCATACCTGGATCAAATGTTATACCGGTTAATGTTAATGGAACTATAAGAATATACGACCCTATATTCTTACCTGAGCTGATTGTATGCGTTAGTGAATTTCTGAAAAACTGAACAATTACTTGATATTGTTTATTCTTATCAGTTACGTTTAAAGGTGCGATTATTGTTTGTTTCTGTGTTCCGAATGCATTTGAAATTGCATCTCTGAATACAAGTGTTGAAGTCTCATCAACTACACTCACGGATGATATAGAATCAAATTCATTATTCTGATCAATTCCTTGGATATTCACCATAATATTATAAAGACCAGTCCGAGTAAATTGAATCTTATCACCTGTTACAGTAAAACTTGTACCTTCACATGTCAGTGAAGAAAATGGTACTATGTAATCACCTGTACCTGTAGATACAGAAGATGGCCAATAATAATATGCACATGCAGATGCCCTATTAAATATCAAATCACCACCGGCTGTAAGATTACCACTGATAAAGACATTACCAATCACATCCAAAGCATTACTGGCTCGTGTTGTACCAATACCAACATTTGAGTTGAGAATATAAATGTTTCCGGTACCAGTTGTCCACTGTGACGAAATTGGCAAACCAGTTACATACATGACATTACCAAATAGAAACCCATTGGCATATACATTCTTCGTTGCGTATATAGTCCCATTCACCTCAAGTGTATTTGCTGCATTTTCACTTCCAATTCCGTCACGAGTGTCTAGACGAATACCAACATTCAAGTTTGAAAGAACTTGATTTGTTCCACCTGGTCCACCACCTGTATGACTACCTATCCATCCTAAATATGAACCTGTACTAACAAACATATTGTAAATAGAATTCAATGTACTATATTTGTCGTTAAAAGAAAATGCAAGATTGTTTGCGTAATTAGCAGTTATGTTTGCTATATTTGCAGTCGCATTTGCGTAATTAGCAGTTATGTTTGCATAATTAGCAGTTATGTTTGCTATATTTGCAGTTAGGTTTGCTATGTTGGCAGTTGCGTTTGCATAATTTGCTATGTAGTTGGCCGTGTTCGCAGTTAGGTTTGCTATGTTGGCAGTTGCGTTTGCATAATTTGCTATATAGTTGGCCGTATTCGCAGTTAGGTTGGCGTAATTAGCGGTTAGGTTGGCCGTATTCGCGGTTAGATTGGCAATATTAGCAGTTGCATTTGCTTGGAAAGCAACTACGTTTGCTATGTTGGCAGTCGCATTTGCGTAATTAGCAGTTATGTTTGCTATGTTGGCAGTTGCATTTGCTTGGAAAGCAACTACGTTTGCTATGTTGGCAGTTATATTCGCAATATTAGCAGTTGCATTTGCTTGAAAAGCAACTACGTTTGCTATGTTGGCAGTTATATTCGCAATATTAGCAGTTAGATTGGCATAATTTGCTATATAGTTGGCCGTATTCGCGGTTAGGTTTGCTATGTTGGCAGTTGCATTTGCTTGAAAAGCAACTACGTTTGCTATGTTGGCAGTTGCATTTGCGTAATTAGCTATGTAGTTTGCAGTATTCGCAGTTAAATTGGCATAATTAGCAGTTGCATTTGCGTATTTGGCTATATTATTAGCAGTTTCAACGCTGGCCTGTAAATCGCCAGCTACAACAAGTGTGTCACGTATACTTGTTGCTAATGTATTTGCTTGTACAGCTACTATTGTACCGTAATTGGCCGTCGTCACATAATACGATGACATCCTATCATATTACAAACATAATTATATACATCTGTTTCACATAACGAGTCAACATCTATAACAATAACACCACCCTGAACATTCTTCATACACTCTTCGTATTTTTCGTGAAGCGATTTTAGATAATCATATGAGATTGACGAATCACCAACTTGATGTCGTTTCTGTATATTATCAAAACACTTTTCTGGTGAACATCTGAGGTATATAATCATATCAGGAGACCATTCATATTTTTTAAAAGCATCCTGATAAATTTCATCCTCAACACGTGTCACTTGTTTGGTTTCAAGGAGATGTCTCCAGAAGACATGATTTGAAGATTGGAGACACCTTTCGTGAAACACGAAAGAATATTCTGTTGTAATTGGGTGAGTCATGGTTTGTAAAATCTTCATCTGTAAAGCGAGCGCCCATCTGGACGGATCTTTATAAAAATCTTCAAGGGGCCATTCGTGAATACGTTCAGTTATAATTACACCTTTACTTTTGAGAAGTTGGATGAGAGTACTTTTACCACATCCGATATTCCCATCTATACTTATAATGGGCATTGTATATATAGACTACCAAAATTTTAATTCACAACCGGGAGAACCACCGACGACAAATTTGGCTGGTGTCTGTTGAAGAGCCATGCGGTATGCATAGCTGTCACGGACATCAATACCATTCTTTTGAGCAAGAACATCATTTAATAAACGACTAGACGTGTTTGTTGTGAAACATCTACCATCAGCCATACCGAAACGAGTACTCATTTATTCTACTCTGACATTATTTTTGCATACCACTCTGAATACGAATACCCCATAAAATAATCAAAATTCTTGTTTGATACAATCTTGTTCATATATACTCTTGAAGTATTCTGAAGTAGAGTTGACACTATGTATATGTATGCTTGACACACCTCTTCAAACTTTTCAGCCCCTGTAATTATTATACTTCCAGTTGAAAAAATACTCACCGTAACTTGTTTACCACCATCCATGGATTTAAACTTCATTTTTACGGCTGAATATCTATCAGGGTTAAACTCAATAACGTTTATTGAATTGTCAAAAATATCAATCACCTCCATGAGATTGATTTCATGATTAAGTGTAAAATTACTATTAATCATGACTATTCTAAAGCTATCTATTGGTACTTGAACATCATATACTATTTTCATTATAAGTTGAAATTGTTTTACAAAGCGTTCGCAGTCATCCATATCAACACACCCAGCAACCTGTAAAGACCCATTTGGAAATATTTTAACCTTTTTTGTTGATAATGTATCCTTGTACCCGATGGTAATTTGATTATAAAAGGATGAATAAAAAGCCTGCCACATAAATGTACCACCTCCACCAGGTTGTTCAATGGGTATAACTTTTACTTTATCAAAAAGCTTTTGCATCCTCTGTGGATCAAGTGTAACACCTTGTTCTTTTAGGTGTTTGGATACAAGCGTAATTGTTGTTAATCGTAGCCACGATGGTCGGACGTCTTCATCTACACTTGAGCGGAAATTGCCAATAGTGCGTATAAAGTCAATCTTATCCATTTTAAGAATCTAATAAATACTATGTACTTGGTATACTAGAAAACATTTTTTTAGATGACATATTTTTTGAAATCATCAATACATTTTATGGAAATGAGATGAGGTTCTATATTTGATTTTGATACCCACCACCCCTGTTTTCCTTGCTTCTTGATTATATTATCAGCAACGAGTCTAGTCAATTCTTCTTTTTTCAGGCACCAAACTTTCCACCCATGGAAATCAAGCAACCCAAATAACATGTAATCAAAATCGTGATCCAACTCTATATGTTGCCATTTACAATCATCACATCCGGCCCAGTATCGCGCACATTTGATTTCAATCTTTTTACCATTAAATACAGCATCATTTTCAGATGATGTACGATCACCCATACCAAGAATTTCACGTAGAATATTTTCAGACTTTGTACCAAACGGTTTAGATTCCAACTTTACCAGTTTGAGAACATCCTTATGTGATCCACTATTCGTGTAATATCTCATCTGTGTCAGTTTATGTGTATCATTCTTAAAAGCACGGGTATTTTTCCAGCTGTCAACGTGCAATACATCGGTACATTCTACCACCGAGCAATATACACGAACGCGTTGATTCAATATACTCAAACGTGTTATAATTCTATTCATTTCTATTATTACTTATTATCACTTAATCTATAATTAATCAATTCTATATATGTTGGATTGATTTCAATTCCGACAAATGGCATACCCAATTGTTTTGCAGCGACACATTCACTTCCTGAACCAGCAAATGGTACAAGTACAAACCCATCATCGTTTGATTGTCTACACGATTTCAAAAGTTTTTCACATAGTGCAAGCGGCTTTTGGGTTGGGTGATCAACCCTTTCATTCTTACCAGCCCCACCGGCAAGTGCCGGTATTTTTATAACATCACGCGGCAAAGCACCTTCGGGGTGTGCAGTATATACGGTTGTCTTTTCACCATTTGAAAATCTACCTTTGGTTGATGCGCGTTCCTTACCAGCCGCACCAGACAAAAACCCTTCAGTGTATGCTTCACGTACATCGTCACGATTGAAAATTTTGTCCGTTTTCCAAAGTACAAGAATACTTTCGTGTGACCTCTGCCAAAAGTTTACACTTGCAACATTTTTATTGGTATAGTGCCAGATGATCCAACGGCGATTGATTGATGAAGGTATACATTTTGCAGTTATGAGCGCTAAATTTTCACTAAATCCATAAATAAACATGGTTCCATTTGGTTTAAGAATTCGTAGACATTCTTGAATCCATCTTGTACACCACTCAAGGTATACATCCATATCTTGACAATCACTCTTGTTTCCGAAATCTTTTCCAATATTATATGGTGGATCTGCTATAACCATCTGAGCTGTTTCATCATCTAGAGTTTTGCATATATCCATAACGTCACCATGTATAACATCTTGGCGTTGCGTAATTTTTATAGATTCTTTTGGTGTCAAGAGTTCTCGTATATATTCGGCACTTTTATTACTCACCCCCTTTATACCACGATCTTTACACAATTGTTTCAGTTCACACAATTTCAACTTTTCCATCTTTGTATTGAAAGTATATAATCTCTATATATTATAGTAAGATGGGTCTGGTTGAAGAATCGGCTAAATATTCCGAAAAGGAGTTGGAACTTTTATTCAAATGGCAACAAAAATGTGGGGGGTGGCGGTGGCTTCATTATCATTCTATGCATTTGTACAAAAAAATTAATGCGCGATTTACATATTCAAGTATAGTACTCAGTACACTTGCAGGCGCTGGTGGGTTTTCAACAGCTGGAAGTGTAAACGATACACACACGATTCAGGGGAAAATTCAATTTTTCATGGGATATACTATAGGTGTTGTGAATGTAATCATTGGACTTATTAATAGTTTTCAAAGGTTTGGCAAAGCTGCTGAAAAGACGGAGCTTCACGCGAGTGCCGCTATGCAATATGCTATGCTTTATAGAAAAATACAGACGGAATTAAATCTTTCAGATCATCACCGACAAAATGACTTGATTGCTACGTGTAGACAGGAGATGGACCGGTTACTTTCACAAAGCCCTTCTATACCCCAAAAAATAGTTGATGCGTTTAATAAAGAATTTCCAGATGACCCAGATCACCCACTTGAAAAACCTGATGTATGTAATGGCCTTGGTTCACCGGTTCATAAACAACTTCCAAGTTCATTCTTTGCAACTGTAAAAACTGAAGCGTCTTCAAAATTGAGAGGAGTCGTGTTGAAAACAATGTCATCATCTTCAAACATCTTCCCAATATGACAAAACATACTTAAAGACTAGTGGTGTATATATGGTAGGTAGAAGCTCTTATAGCTCAGTTGGTAGAGCGTCAGGCTGTTAACCTGAATGTCGCAGGTTCGAACCCTGCTGAGAGCGCCCTGGTCTTAGCTCAGTTGGTAGAGCATCGGATTGTAGCTCCGAGTGTCACCGGTTCAAATCCGGTAGATCAGAATTTCAACACAAAAGTGTTGACCTCAAGTGCAAACTTTTGTGCTTCTTCAGCTCCCGTAGCTCAGTTGGTTTAGAGCGTTGGTCTTATGTACCAAAGGTCGCGAGTTCGAGCCTCGCCGGGAGCAGACAATGTGTCCGAGTTTGGTCTAAGGAGGAGGACTTAAGATCCTCTGTGTTTTTCACGCGCGGGTTCAAATCCCGTCATTGTCAACCGGTACCAATCAAAAATGTTTTTTCTTTTTGATTAGTCTCGTAGCGTAATTGGATAACGCGTCAGCCTTCTAAGCTGAAGATTGTGGGTTCGATCCCCACCGGGACTGTTTAATATCCATATGGCCTTATCATATAAGCTGATGTAGTTGCGGTAGTTACATTTGAAACTGGAACTGGAACTGTGGTAGTTACATTTGAAACTGCATGAAACCTATCAACCGCATCTTTTACAGAGTCTCCTACCGGTTTGTTCTTAATAGATGCAACAAATGCATCTGCACTTGTCGTTATGGTATTTTTATAATTGGCAAGCTCGGCTGGGGAACCCCCCGCCAAAATGGAACTCACTTTATCAAAAAATGCTGGTAAAACTTTTCCTGCGAATTCCTGATTATATAAATCTTTTAACAATTTTGGTGCTTTATTAAACTCTTTAAGTTCCATGAGTGATATTTTGGAACCAATATATGAAGAAGATCTGGTACTGGTTACCAATATCCATAATATAATGAGTGTTATGAGAACCCATAAAGTGATACGTTCGTATGTATGCATTTAATATAGTTATAGAAAAAAATTATAGAGATGATTTAGTTTGTAAAAATATTGCATATGCTGATCTATGAATCAACGCTAATGTCACCAACATGAGAATAATAACCGCAAAAATGAGAGGCGTTTTCATTTGTTATATGTGCATATTTTTCAATGAGTAAATTGTACTGGTCACCGCCTGGTTTGTACAATTTACTATCCCTGAAGATACGTCTAGCTTTCATACCACGAAAAATCTTTTGAATTTTTATAGCAGATTTCCACTCCTTGATGAGATAATCTTTGGATTTGGTTGGTGTATAATTCCAATTCCACGGTACATTTAATTTTAAATCATCATAGTCAATATCTTGTCTAGCTGAAATTATAGTCCATTCCCATGGTAAATCAACCGATGATAGAATCAAATCAATATGAGCAATACGAGACAGAACGTGAAACCCGAATGGTTCCTTTTCGTATAGATATCTTATAGCTGTTATATCACTCGGTGAAACTATAGTTGCATATGCAAAGTTTATAGCAGTTGGTACCCATGGTATATCCAAGTTTGTTTTGATTATATCCCACGGGGCGTGAGCTGTATAATCTATATAGTCTGACCGATTAAATTTATCACGGAATGTCCTAATTATCCTAAGTTCATCATAACCTACACGTTCCCATCCCCAATTATGGAAATTCCATGGTAAATTTGGATATGATACCATATCTGATATAGTTATACATGTGCTCATGCTTATACGAGCCCAATTCCATGGATACGCCGGATGTTCAAGAATATCACATAAATATACATGATCGGATACAAGTGTGGGATTCCAGTCCAAGTTTGGATTTTCAACAACCCATGAAAATTGAAACTTGGGATTACGTGTCAATGTTGTAACGCAAAGATTACCACTTTCCGCATACTTTTTTATAAATTCAGACGTGACATCTACACGTTTACATAATTTTTTAAAATCCCACGCGTATCTCGGTCGCGATTCAACATAACGTATAAGTTCCTCGTCAATATATTTTTGCATATCTATAAAATAAAAATGTGTTATTATTTTAAATGGGTTTACTAACACGTAAAAAGGTATCCGTGATCCAACGTCACGCAAAAGACTATCTCGGACGAAAATCTGCATTCATGTATACTCATAAATATAATAGAGCTATTAGATCACTTGTTGGTAATTACCCAAAACTAGAAAACACGAATGAAAATTACAAAAGAGCCGCTGTGTTTAGAAAATCATTGATACGGTCAATGAAATTGTACGACGGTAAATCAAATTCGCTTTCACGCGGTGTATCAGGTGCAAATGCAAATGTTATTCGTAAACATATAGCAAATGGAACTCCATATAATAGAAATGCATTCACCTCATTTACACGTAATGTAGATACAGCCATGAGGTTTACGAATAAAAATGACAAGATTATTCTTGCACTTGCAAATACAAAAGTACCTGTTATAAATTATAGTCGTCCTGGGTATAGGTCTGTGTATAAAGAAAAGGAGGTTTTGTTACCACCTGGTAGATTTATCATAAATCCTAATGTAATTAAAGTAGGACCATATAAAGTATACAAGGTTCATTTTACACCAAAACTTATTAAAAATATAAATAAAAATACGCAAATGTTGGAAGCAGTTGGCGAATCCAAATTTCCAAAGATTAGATCAAGCAATGCGAACTACGTGAATATGAATGAACGGTGGAAAACACGTCACTCAATGTCAATAGCCCGTAAAATGGGTATACACAATGTTACAAATTTACGTGAAAAGATGAGAATGGCTCCTAAAGGTAATATACCTACACAAGTTATAAATCGGTATATAAATAAATATACGTCTGACAATGATGAAAAATGGTTCAATGTATTGGTAGCATTTATTCACCACTATGGTGTAGTAAATCCATCCGGATTGAAAAATGTATCGTTTAATATTAATAAAACAATCGTATCTAAAAAACTAGTCACTGAAATAATAATATATTTATGGAATAAACTTTCACCAAAACAAAAGACTCTATTCAAGATTCGTCAAAATATTAAAGTTTGATTCTAGCTGAACGAACGCATTTTGGCGCTTGTGCCCAAAACTCCTTGACATTTTTTGTAAACAATTCATATTCGGATTCATTTTTATCAGTGATTTCGGTTTCGTTTGCGTCAACACGCTGGATTCCTTCTGGAACACCGTATACGAGACGAGTTGTAAACATTTGAATCTCTGGTGTATACTTTGCCGAAACATATTTAAGAACATCTATATCTTCACCATTCGCTCGTACCCAATAGTGTCTACATGCTCCACCAGGCTTTCCCATAAGCTCGGCTATACAGTACCCTTGGATAACCTCTGCATCTAGATAGCCTTTGTTCCTCAAAATTCCATTGAACATTGCACACTGATAGACAGCAGAACAATTTATCTTGTACATTTTCATTCGGGTTGCAAACTTTTTAGCCAAATCATCCATTTGACTTACCAAACACCTTCTTCTCTATTGCATTAAATATATTCAAACGTGTCGTATCATCCAATAGATTCCATATTTTCCTAGAATCTATATACTTGATCATATCACGTTTGAATATATTCACATGTCTTGTATAGTCATCAGCATCGGCTGAATATTTATCCAGATATAATCCATTTGTCTTTGTAAATAAATCCATTTCTACTTGGTACAAGTTTATGAATTTTAATTGAAATAGTATATAATGAAATCAACTATACCTATAATCAAAACACTAGAATCAATTACATGTGCAGAATTCGTATTCGTGATATTTGATGGTGACGGTGTTGTATAATTTGGTGCAAGTGGTGGTGGAAGTTTAAACATTTGTATTTCAAGAGATAAAAATTTTAAGTTTGTTATTATCAAGAAATGGAACCTATACTGACACCAACACTTGATCGCTTTACAACTTTTCCAATCAAGTATCACAATTTATGGAATCTCTACAAAAAGGCTCAAGCGAGTAACTGGACGGCTGAGGAGATTGATTTATCATCGGACATGGCTGATTGGGAAAAACTTGGTGACGATGAGAAACATTTTATTAAAATGGTTTTGGCATTCTTTGCTTCTTCTGATGGGATTGTTTTTGAAAATTTACAAACAAACTTTTCAACTGAAGTTCAGATTGCCGAGGCTCGTTCGTTTTACAGTTACCAGGGGTATAATGAAAATGTACACGGTGAAACATACTCACTTTTGATTGATAAATATGTGAATGATCCAGATGAAAAGAACAAGTTATTTTCAGCCATCTACACGGTTCCGGTCATTAAGAAAAAAGCTGAATGGGCTATGAAATGGTTTGACCAGTCTCGGTCTTTTACTGACCGCCTCGTGGCATTTGCGTGTGTAGAAGGTATATTCTTTTCCGGAAGTTTCTGTGCAATTTTTTGGCTAAAGAATCGTGGTATTATGCCAGGTTTGTGTTTCAGTAATGAACTTATATCCAGGGATGAGGGTCTACACCTTGAGTTTGCGGTTGAGTTGTTTCGTACACTCCAATCAAGGACCGATACACGAACAGTTCATAAGATTGTTCGTGAGGCGGTTGAAATTGAAAAAGAGTTTATTATAGGCGCTCTACCATGTAAACTCATCGGGATGGATTCCGAAAAGATGTCACAGTATATTGAATATACAGCGGATAGGATGATGAAACAGTTTGGTTATCTAACTATATACGATACGGAGAATCCATTTGACTGGATGGAGACTATTTCTCTAGAGGGTAAAACCAACTTTTTTGAAAAGAGGGTTGGTGAGTATGCCAAACACATGCCTGATCCAAACGACAAGATTGAGTTTGATGCCGAATTTTAATACGGGCTCTTGCTGGATATGTGCATGAGTAAAAACACGAGAATGAAATAGACTATAGAGTGAACCAGAACACCCTGTCCCGTAAGTGCATATGTGGATGGGTTGGCTAATATAAAGAACAGGAGGGAACCCTGAAGGGAATATATAATCTGAAACTTGGTTGATTTTTTTAAACCACCACATCCACATCCACAATCAACTGGAGAAGAAGAATTTTTGGTCATGTAACCACTTGATGATGGCATCATCATTCCACAAGATCCACCGCAAGTCATTTATTATTGGTTGCGAAAATAAATCTATTAAAGCCAAGACTTGTATATATATCAAGAAGTAATAAATGGCAAACGCAATGACAAACATCAATGACTTTACTGCGGCTGGTGTTCACTTTTCAGCCGTCAAAAAGAACCGTAATGGTGGAAAGTTTGTATCTCTGAGCGACGGAACAACTCCTACGTACATCATCCTTCCATATCTGCGGGCACCATTTGGTGTAAATCCACCCAATGACCAGGTCAAAGACTATTACCTGAATCTATCCATTGATGATCCAGTCATCCAGCAAAAGTTTTCTGAGCTGGATGATCGTGTACTATCATTTGTAGCTGACAACTCGGTTGAGTTGCTTGGAAAGCAAATCTCTCGTGATGTGATGCGTGATGTTCTATTCACACCGAGTCTGAAGCTGTCAAAGGATCCTAAATATGCACCAACAATCAAGGTCAAGGCAAGTCTCAAGGATGGTAAGGAGTGTGCTCCAGTCTACAAATCCGACAAGTCTTTGGCTCATATTGATGATGTCGTCAAGGGTGTCAAGGTTGCATCAATCATTGAGCTGAGTCAGATTTATTTCATTAATGGTAAATTCGGAATCAGTATGCGTCTGAATCAGGCGAAACTTGAGCCCAACAACAAGATTGTTACCTATGCATTCCCAGATGATGATGTAGTCGTTGATGATGCAGAGTCTGAGGAGTTTGATGATGATGGGACAGCTGAATAAAATGTGAAATAATACTAATAGATGAATCAAAATTTGCTTAGGTACGTGAGCCCCGGTGGACGGAATGTCACACCGGAAAAGAGGATTGTGCGTAAAAATTCACTTGCTCGTAAAGCATTTCTAGGGCCACATTTCAAACTCGTAGTAGGTGCTCGTAAAATAGGAGAGGGACAGTATGGGGTTGTATATGGCGGGTATCGTAAATATAATAAATCTGGGATTGTTCGTAAAGTTACAAAGTATAAAAACAAACTTGATATAAATGCACTCGTAGGTGAATGTAAATTACACCAAAAGGTATATAAATATATACCGACCCATATATCAAAAGTCTTTAGATGCGGTCAAAATGGATCTATGAATATGGAAAGATTACAGGGTGGTGATTTAAACACCTTCTTTAAAGCTAATATAACTTTATTGAATGATTTTTATATGCGAATTATAATTTTACAAGTATTAAGTACTCTTAAAAAAATCCATTCAGCTGACCCAAGTTTTAGACACAACGATTTACATTTGGGTAATATTTTAGTTGATAATAGCCCGGCTGCAAACAAGAGTGAACGTATAAATAATTTCACCATACCACCAATTGGTGTGAGAATTGTCATAACAGACTTTGGTATGGCTACAGATTCGGTGACTAAAAATCCATACCACCAGGCGTCTTATAAAAAGAATTATGGTATATATAATGGCTCCGATTACATGTACGATACGGTTTTATTCTTAAATGAGATTTATAGCTTTACTAAAAAACATTCAACTAAATTCCCACTTGCAAACATGTTTTTAAAAGATGTTTTATCCGGTGGTTATAACGTGTACAACAAATCAAATAATAAACATGTATACGCAGACGCTCACGGTCGTATGAAGTCAAATCATATGTATAAATTTGATTTTGCCGATTTGTTTGCTCATCCATACTTTGTAGTTGCGTTGGGTAAGTCTGGTATATACATGACTCGCACTTCCCGAAATTCCAAATGGAAATCCATGAATATAACACCATCAGTCGTTAAAAAATGGGGAGGTGATTACGTAGCACTCAGAAAATCACCACCAAAATTAACCCATATAGTCAATTACAAATATGACAATATACCAAAACTTAGTATAAAATCAATATCATCAAAATCGTCCGAAAAATCGTTTAAATATAATCCACTAAGAACCCCTATAAACCATTCACCATTAAAGAAACGTACACCCCCGATGGTTTCATTATCACCTATAAGTAGCCGAGCAACACCAGTATCAATATCACCATTAAAGAAACCTGGATCTTTTGTGACTCCAACAGATGTTCACAAACACTTGAATAATTATGCGGCAAAATTAAACATTACGAAATCAAAGCCAAAACACATTTTACAATATTTTAGAAATAGCGGTGCATCAACACCTCAAGCAAAGCAAGCAACAAAAGCACTCGTTGAGAGATTCGTATCACCTTCCAGTGAACGTGATGAAGCATGGATCAAAGCGCGTAACGCACTTGCCGGCTCTGGTATAACTATTCACAAATTTTAAGTAGATCATTCACCTTGTATATAATATTATAGAGTTCGTCATCAGATTTGACAATTCCAGGGTTTATAATCTCAAGTTCAATCTGATACACAACAGTCTCTTCTGAATCTATATCAGCCTGTGCACCGTGAACAATAGTGAGATCAATTGATAGATTTTTACGAATAAATGAAGTTCTATATCTAGATACTTTACGTTTTGCATCAGTCTCTGGTTGTTCTGTTGGTACTTCTTGTGAAATACCAAGCCGTACATCAAGTGGGCTGCACTTGAAATCCTTTTTCATAATCTTATTCTTCTTGACACACGTAGATGTATCGTTTGAGTCATTATATACCAGTCTGGCATTATCCCAGTAGAACACCTCATCTTCACTCGTGACTATATTTTCCCATTGGCTATATCGTGTTAGTCGGCGATGAACCTTGTCAAACACATCTTTTCCAACATTTGTATCAAACATATTGAAGTTGAACTTCCCGAGACGAAGTTCAACTTCAATGTACGGTTTATTGAGATACTCCTTGACAACATCAGTTATTTGCTTCTCCATTTTAATATTCCATGTGTTTATTTTTTAAATATTGAAAAAATGTTTTATGGTATACCAAGTAAAAAATAATACAAAGTAATACAAAATGGATCGCGCCATGAAAATATACAAGTACAACTTTTTTGGGACAGTTGCCCTTGAAAAGTTTGTCAAGAAAACGTTGGTGTCTGAGGGGACTGGAGACCCAAAGGTATTTACTCACAGTAAGAATAATGTATCAGCGAAACATATAATGAACAGGTTACCTGTTTATTACGGTAGACCAATGACCTCAATGTATAATGGTACATTTGCTGAACCGGAACAAGGGGATGTTTATTGTATCGGTGGGAGGGCAAAAGTTTTACAGGGTGGATACATTACAATAATTCACGGGTATGGGGTAAATTTTGAAACAAATACAACTGAAGACTATAAAAAGTTTGTAAACCAGACAGATTATACACTTGATGAACCAGCAGTTTCCGAAGAGCTTTTTAAGCGTATGAATCTGTGGTTAGGTGCTGTAAACTATATATTTCCAGATGGAGCTCATTTGCGAATGCCTGTTATCGGTCTTGGTGCGTTTATGAGCGCACTCGGTTCAGTGGCCCAAATACAACTCTCGGAAGCTTGGAAGAGACAACTTGTATTGGCTGCATCCAGATACCCAGAAATAACCGTTGAGGTGTGTGATTTTGGACACCAGTTTCATAGTATTAGATTGCCTATCGTTCATTCACCTGGTGGTGATTTATTCAGGCGTGTACTTAACAAAGACTCTACCGATCATTACGTCATTGGTGACAAACCACTTGTTCTACTTAATGCATGGGATAACATGGCACTGATTGGTAACGGTGGGAGCCAAGACCCAACTATTGATGGGTTTATGGTTGCCGGTACAGGGCCGAATAAATTTTTCAAAAATACAAGTTATCTACATAATCCAATGTTTAATACATATATGGCAAATAGTGATACGTGGGTACAGGTTTAAAAAAATAAATACTGATATCAATCAGTTTACATATGTTCATACCATTCATGTGTACACAATGTAATAAGCCTATAGACGTACGAACTTTTGTGAAAACCTCAGAGTTTAACTTTTTACACATACATTGCTTTATAGAAAAAGTGTCTGAAGATGGCTCAAATGCGAGTGTTGCAAGTGAAAAAATATAAAATGGATGATTCATCGTGCGCTGGTTCTAACAATGGTGACACCGAGCCACTGGTATACACAAACGAAGATATAACATTGTCGCACAACATTGGTTATTCGCGTATCCAACGCGGAATCACTCACCTCAAAAAGGAAACCATATGTATCATGGGTCACGGTATTTATGAGGATTCTCTTGTAGGTGACGATGTGATTCTATACGACGGTGTCAAGGGAACTACTGGCATTACAAAAATGAATGCCACGAACCATAAACTTGATATATGTATCAACCCGATTTCTGTATATTGTAAGATGGGTGTGAATAAATATATATTCATGGGTATATTCAGGCGTGTTGGCAAAGCACAGTTTCATACATGTTACGAAACAAATGCCAAAGGTATCAACACGCCTACACATTCCAAATGGGTATTCCCAATGAGAAGAATTGGTGATTAAAAAAATGTTTTTTCTAAACCCAAGATGAATATATAGTACTCAAATTATCTATACAACAATGAAGGAGAAAATTCTTGATTATTTAAAGTCAAGCATGGTTGCATACATCATTTATTCTCTACTGTTTTATCACATTATACATTATGTTACGAATGTGGTATACAGCCAATATTGTGCTCGCAGTCTGGTGTGGAGTGTTATAACGCATGGCTCATACGTGTGTAACGCACTTGCCGAAATTCAGAGGACATCAGTGGCCAAGTATGCTATAGCTATGAATGGGATTACGGCAATGATTTTTTCGTAGGAGATTGTAAAGTAGTAATGAAGAACCATATATTCGGAAACGTTTTTATATACAAGGAGATTTATTATAATAGGGATACCCATATACACAGATATACACATGTGCGATATGATGGTAAACCATTCGTCTTTGCCGATGTTGATTTTGGTACAGGAACTATAACATTTTATAGTGTTTCTAGACCACCCGTTGTCCATATTTTTTCTTAGTCTATACTAAATGTCAAGTGCTAATATAAATGATGCGCGTAAAAAAATTGCAAACGCCCTTACCAGTTTAAACAAACTTGGTGGTAATAATAAAAATTGGATGCGAGCGACAAAGGGTCATATGAAAAACACTCTTGGTAAATTGAATAAAGTGGCTGCATTTGAGAAATCCACACTTGTGCGTAACAATTCAGCGATGCAACAACCACCACCACTTCCACCAAAACCTGTACAGATGCTTGTAAAGCGTAACATATTTGGTAAAACAAGATATTATACACCGAGTGAAAATGGTCGGGGGTATAAACAGGTGCGTAAAAATTATGCGTATAATAAGAACATACGAACCGCACCAGCAAGGGCTGCTAGAACAACCTATAGGTCCCTTAAAAACAGGAGTAGAAATACCAGTGCTTCCATATCAAGTGGATTATCTAGACTTGGAGCATATCTCCAGAATTCAGTTGCTCAGCGCGCGAACCGTATAGCAAAGGCTGCTGCAAATGCTGCCGCTAAATCAGCGGCAGCTCGTAATCTCGCACATGCACGGGCAAACCAGGTTCGTATGAATAGGAATGTAGCTGCGAAAGCTGCTACTAACCGTAGAGCTCTTGAAAACGCTCGTCGGTTCTGAATAAAAAGTGTTTTTTTGATACGTAAGATGAATAAATAATAAAAGAAATTAAAAAATGTTGAAGCTTCTCCCTTCCCAGGTTCCCCATGTGGAAAAAATAAAGAAAATTCTAGAGACGAACCAATTTGCTCTTGATTTCTCTATGCTAGGCGCTGGTAAAACATACACCTCTAGCCATATAGCGATTGACCCGGCTTTTGGGTTCCGCCATATAGTTGTCATCGCACCCGTATCCGTAAAGGTTAAATGGATGGAGATGAAAAAAACGTACAAATTGCCACTGACATTTGCACTGAGTTATTCAGAGGTTCGTAGCTCTCGTAACGCCCAGCCGAAACACGGTCTTTTGAGGAGGCATGATTACACGGTTGACCGAGAGGTGGATGGTGAGATTAAAAAAACTGAAAAGACTGATTTTATAGTCACACAGCTTTTTAAAGATATGGTGGCGGAAGGGACCCTTTTGGTGATTGATGAGATTCAAAATGTAAAGAATGTGACTGCCCAGTTTACCTCTTGTAAATGCCTTGTGAAACAGATTGTATCTTCTCAGAACAAATCCCGTGTGCTTTTACTGTCTGGTAGCCCAATTGATAAAAAGGAACAGGTAACCACCCTATTTAGGACCCTTGGGGTGACCAAGTCAGATGACCTAGCTGTATACGATTTATACACTAGGTCACTTGAGTGGCGCGGTGCAAGTGATATAGAAGATTTTTGTAAGAAACTGGATGCGGTGGAGGTGAAGCGAATCATAGACTACAAGTACGGTGGTCACGTGGATGATAAGATGATACGCGAGTACTGCTACGATTTATTCCAGTATGTAGCCAGACCGCATATTTCATCGGCGATGGATCCACCAAAAGTAGACTATAATTTATTCAAGCGAAATGCATTCTATCATATCCAAGACCAGGAGGATATGGCTGCTCTTCAGGCTGGAATATTCCAGTTGTATGATGCGATTCAGAAAATGGCAATAAATCGCGATAGACCCATGGGTGTCATGAATGAGCTAAACTGTATCACAATAGCACTGAAAGCTATTGAGACTGCAAAGGTAAAGACTTTTATACGCATCGCAAAGCAAAAGTTGTTGACTAACCCAACCATGAAAGTTGTGGTGTGCGTTAATTATACAGATAATCTTCTAGCCATCGCGAGTGGCTTATCGGAGTTTAATCCAATGATTCTCAATGGGTCAACAACTCTATTGCAACGCGTATCGGTTATTGAGAGATTCCAGTCTACCAATCTATCTCATAGGCTCCTTGTAGGGAATGTTCAAGTGTGTTCAACTGGTATTGATTTGGATGATAAGAATGGAAATTATCCCAGGTTTGCACTCGTAAGTCCGAATTATAATACAATTACACTCTACCAACTGGGTCACAGGTTTCAGAGAGCTGATACAAAGTCTGATGCAACCATCCACTTTGTTTTTGGGTTTGGTAGCGATGAGGTTCCTATATTAAATAGTTTGGCTCGCAAATCCACAGTCATGAAAGAGACTACAAAGGAGCAAGTAGAGGCGGGTGTAGTTTACCCAGGTGATTACGAACGATTTGATGAGTAAACCTTATATGTAAAAGAACTTATTACGTGCTTCTATCCAAAACCGAAATGAAATCATCTTGTTGTTGTTTTGAAAGCGTATTCCATGCGTATGTTATAATTTGATATGCAAACTTTTTAGAAATCAATAGTTTGTTTTTATCCTTTATTGTAGTAATATATTGACTCAAAACGGCGCCTGGGCGATTTATCTTCCTAAAAATACTTATAAAACGGAGAATTACTCTATTCCACCCACCAAAATTATTATAAAATTTAGTTTCTAACATATCAATCACATGTTGAGGCACTGGTGGCCCACTTTTACCTAAAAGTCTCTTTAATGCTAAAATGTGGAATGTTGCATTCTGACGCCTCTTTTTCCATTCAATATTCATATTTGTACTATTATTATCGTCATTTAATGGTAATACATTTGGATATTTCTTTTCACCCATGCTCCTCAAGTTTCGGGTATTTTTGTTTATATTTTTAATCACTTTTGGAATAAAATGAACCTTGTATATTTTAAAATTTCCATTCATAGTTGGTGGATTTTGTATTATAAATCTACCTGGTGGTAAAAGAACTTCTTTTTCTGCATATAAAGACCTAATCCCACGTGTTTTATTGGTATAATTAATAGCTGGTACCTTTGTATCCACAAGTTTTAATACAAGTTTATTTTGATTTGTAAATCTTTTGGCTACATTTAAATTTCGTGTAAACGAACTAAACGCATTTCTATTATATGGAGTTCCATTTGCTATATGTTTACGAATAACATTTGCATTTGCACCTGATACACCACGTGATAAATTAGAATTACGCAGATTTACAGGTTTCATGGATTTTAATAATTGTCTTCTAAAAACGGCGGCCCGATTATACTCTACATTTTCAGTCTGTGGATAATTACCAATCAAACCACGTATAGCTTTGTTATACCCATGCGTGTACATGAACGCGGATTTACGAGACAAGTAATTTTGAGCGTGTTTCTGTATCTTTTTAGCTGCTAATGTTTTGAGATTGTTTGAAAACACGCGTGTATTTGGAATTTTCTTCATTATTTTCGTTGGCTTGCGTCTGAACAAGAACATTTATTAGTATATACACATAAAATATTCAGAATCCAGCCAATTTATATCCCAACGCAGATAGTTCTGGATATATACCAGCATTACTTGATATTTTCTTATCAATCCGGCATGGCCAATGGGTTGTTGCGTATAGTTTTTCCATTGCATTCTTCTTCTTTTCAATTTGTTTTTGTGTAAATGTACTTCTCGGAACCATACAAACACGGGTCATTAATTGAAAATTTGGAACTGGTCTCCCTTTTGTTGGTGGTATATATGTATATACAGTACGTGAATCCCATAGTATGAGTGATCCAATATCAGCTTTTACATTAAATATTTTACATCCCTTGTCAATGTAAAAGCTGATATTCCCTTCATATTCTTGACCATCATTTGACTCCACGACGAGGTCGTGATATTTATGTGAACCCTCTACAATCTGAATAGTTGCATCACTTTTACGTATGGGGTATAGTGTCACAAGACCCTGTACACACTTAAATCCCGATTTTTTAATGGATTGATCCACTTGAAAAAATCCATTATCGTCACTTGGCCAAATACCAGTTATTTCAGGTGGAAGGTTTGCAGTCACTCCATCAAAACTCGTAACCATATCATCTGGTTTGGTTTTCCAAATGTGTGCAAATACATCAACAACCTTTGGGTATTGCCGGATGTCCCAACACACTTGTGAATGTGGTGAACACATATCAGGCGATTTCCAAATCTCGTTACGTAAAAATTCACATTGAGCTTTTACAAGAACTTTTGGTATAACCGCAATACCAAAAGTTTCGATTGATTCCATGACGGTATCCAAAACGGCATCATATCTTTTGTACTCCATGATATTAAAAGTAATCATTTTTCTAATTAGAAGAATAATACTTTTGTAAAATAAGAAATGTGCACCTCAATCCTTGTTGATATGATGAATACGCGCCGTCGGTGTTGTATGAACGAGGGTTCCAACCATGCAGCAGTATTTTTTACGAATGTTCATAAAGGTTATGAGCTACGGGGAAAACCGCCCTAATTGGACACGTGGAACATGTCCAACTATACACGCTGAAGATGATGCGATGCAGAAATTACCACAAAACAAAAAAAGACTAAAACGTGTAAATCTCATGGTAATTCGTGCGAATATAGGTGGAACTGTCGGTAATTCTAGGCCATGTATCAAATGTACCGATATATTGTTTAAAAAATTACCATTGCGCGGCTATATACTTGATAAACTATACTACACATCAAAGGGTGGTGAACTCGTATGCGAAAAGTTTAGTCGGTTTGTTCAAGATACTGAAAATATCCACTTGACTAAATTATCAAGGGGGTTATATTAGTGCCATATTTTTTCAGGAAACATTCCTTTGCTATTGACTGTTGGATGGAATATTGGACTTTTGTATTCTTTTGTCGGCTTTACTGACGAATCAAATTCTTTGTATTTTTTATCTAGACTATCGTATAAAATTTTTTCAGTTGGGTTGTAATCTGGTTTAAAATCAACTTCCAATACTGTGTATGTGAGTCCTTTGTTTCTTATATCAACTATTTTGAATTTACCAGGTGGTAAAAGAACCTCATCCTCACCTTCATATCTGTTAACGAGTTTACTGAGTTTTTTATTACCCTCTCTATCACTACCATAATATTGAACAGCGGGTACAGATACGTTATTTCCTATACGTAAAACTAAACTGCTGTCGCCGAAGATTTTCGAAGCTTTCGCTTTCGCGGCAAATGCTTCTGCAATTGATCTATTTCTTGAAAATTGTGAAAATGATTTAGTCTCTATAACTTGTCCTATATTACCAGTTATTTTATCAACCTCGTGATCACCAAGACCCCTCCATATAGCACGTGGCCATTTATGTATTCTCATATAACGTAATATAGCTTTACGATACATTGACGCCTTTTTATACTTTGCCGGATTTTCAGGTGCACCTGGATTGAATGGTTCAAAATCACCAGTTATTTCACGTGAAATCTTGTCCCATTTATATTTTTGACGCTTCAGTGCTATACCAAGTAGTTTATCATAAAACCGAGTTGATACAAAATGTGCTATCTTCTCACCAGCCGCCTTTTTCTGTTCATTTGTATACTGCAAAACCGTCTTTTTTGATTTCAACTTAAACTGAGGTGGTTGGATAACATCTTTCACATAAATTTTACTCTTACCAGTTTTACTCATTTTATAGTACTTGTCGTGACTCGTTTTCACCAATGGGGTTCCCTTTTTATTGGTTACCGGTTTCTTGGATTGAATATACTTGGCAAGTGTTTTACCGATGACGGCACCTGCAACCGTCTTTTTTACCTTATTGATTACGTTTGATGGGGTCTTTTGAACCATTGGCATCAAGTGTTCAATTTCTTTATTCGTATACCCTGCACTTAAAAGATTTTTAATCACGTTTTTGGAAATCACTTGTGGCTTTAGTTTGAATTGAGGTGGTTGGATAACATCTTTCACATAAATTTTACTCTTACCAGTTTTACTCATTTTATAGTACTTGTCGTGACTCGTTTTCACCAATGGGGTTCCCTTTTTATTGGTTACCGGTTTCTTGGATTGAATATACTTGGCAAGTGTTTTACCGATGACGGCACCTGCAACCGTCTTTTTTACCTTATTTAGACTAGGTTGCTTTTTTGACTGGATATACTTGGCAAGTGTTTTACCTATAACCGCACCAGCCATGGTCTTTTTCACTTTATTCAAAATAGGTTGTTTAAATACCGGCTTTATACTATACACCTTCTTACCGTTACGTACAATATAACTACCACCTTTTGAACCATAGTGGATTTGGTTCCCTGATATATTACGTGGACCTATATTCGCTTCGTTATAACTTATGGTGTACTTTTTGTGACCAGATGAATCTAAAGTATAAAACGCACCATGTGACCCCATATATATTTGGTTCCCATGCTTATTTGTAAACATTTATTATAAGTATTTATTTTTTTTCTTTGGTGGGTGTTTATTTCTCACAACATTTACGTGTTCCCATGCAATTTTACATTCTTTTGATTTTGGGTTACTTTCACAAATGAGTATGGCACGATTAATCAACCTATTTAATAAAGTTTCAATCATTTACAAATACACGTGTAAAAAAAATAAATTAAAAAGGATGCACATTTTTTATAAAATGTCTACCAACGTCGCAATCGGTATTGATCTCGGAACCACCTACTCGTGCGTCGGGGTATGGAAGAATGGCCGTGTTGAGATTATCGCCAATGATCAAGGCAATCGTACAACACCTTCATATGTGGCATTTAATGATTCCGAGCGTCTGATTGGAGACTCGGCCAAAAATCAAGCGAGCGTAAACCCAAAGAATACGGTATACGATGCAAAGCGTCTTATTGGGCGAAACTATAATGACAAAATTATTGAAGATGATCTGAAGCTTTGGCCATTTGAGGTTACTGCTGATGAGAATAATAAACCACTCATCGGTGTTGAGTATCAGGGGTCAAAGAAGACATTTCGTCCAGAGGAGATTAGTGCAGCTATTCTGACCAAGATGAAGGACACGGCTGAGGCGTTCCTCGGACATCCAGTATCAAAGGCGGTCATCACTGTACCAGCATATTTCAACGATGCACAGCGACAGGCTACAAAGGATGCTGGAACAATCGCTGGTCTTGAGGTTCTACGTATCATTAACGAGCCAACTGCAGCAGCCGTGGCTTATGGACTTGACAAGACAAAGGATATAAAGGAGAAGAATATCATTGTCTTTGACTGTGGAGGCGGTACACACGATATTTCTCTTCTGACCATTGATGGTGGAGTTATTGAGGTAAAGGCTACATCAGGTGATGGTCATCTTGGTGGAGAGGATATTGATAATAAACTCGTTGATCATTTCGTAAAGGAGTTTAAGCGTAAAAATTCAGGGTGTGATGGCATTTCTGATAATCCCAAGTCACTCAAGAGACTGAAGATTGCGTGCGAGCGTCTGAAGCGGACTCTGTCAACAACTGCCACCGCCAATCTTGAGATTGATAGTCTCTTTGACGGTAAGGACTTTTACTCAAGCATTACACGTGCTCGGTTTGAGGAGATTTGTTCTGATATCTTCAGGCGGGCAATGGACCCAGTTGAGAATGTTCTACGCGATGCCAAGATGGACAAGGGTTCAATTGATGAGATTATTCTCGTCGGTGGAACAACCAGAATCCCAAAGGTTCAGCAGCTCCTTTCAGACTTTTTCAATGGGAAGGAGCTTAATAAGAGTCTGAATCCAGATGAGGCTGTTGCATATGGTGCCACCGTTCAGGCTGCAATCTTGACTGGTGCTGGTGATGCAACCACGAGTGAGATTCTGTTGCTTGACGTGACTCCTCTGAGTCTTGGTATTGAGACATCTGGTGGTGTTATGACTCGTATCATTGAGCGAAACAGTACAATCCCGTGTAAAAAGAGTCAGATTTTCTCAACGTATGCAGACAATCAGAGTGATGTGCTCATCCAGATTTTTGAGGGTGAGCGTCAGTTTACTCGTGATAATAATACTCTTGGGAAGTTTGAGCTGTCTGGAATTCCACCAGCCCCACGTGGAACTCCACAGATTGAGGTGAGCTTTGATCTTGATGCAAATGGTATTCTTAACGTGTCAGCAACCGAAAAGGGTTCAGGTAAGAATACCAAGATTACAATCACAAATGACAAGGGTCGTCTGAGCAAGGATCAGATTGAGGAGCTTGTGAAACAGGCTGAGCAGTTCAAGGAGGAGGATGACAAGGCGCGTAAACGAGTAGATGCCAAGAATATTCTAGAGAATTTTGTCTTTTCAAAGCGCAAAGAGGCTGAGGATTCACCTGATAAGAAGAAGATTATTGACGATGCAATTAAATGGCTGGATGATAATACAACCGCGTCAACTGAGGAGTTTGAGGCTAAGTTTACAGAGGTGATGGGTGCATTTTCACCAACACCAAGTCCGGAAGATGCGTCACTGCCAAAGGTTGACGAGGTGGATTAAAATCAGATTCTATATTAAATATGCCAGCCCAACTACTACAGAAAGGTAATACGTGTTGGTTCTACTCAATACTTAATTGTATGTTGTTGTCCAGTCTTGGTAGGAGACTTTTACTCAAATATATGAAGAGATTTGTCAAACAGTTGACACCTGAACAGATGGAACTGTTTAAGAATAAACATTTATGCGTACGAGCAACCCCTAAAAATCAAGGCTTTGTGTTTTATAAATTTATATATAGTTTTTGGCAAGGTAAGTTGTACAAAGGCAAGACGAAACAACTTATTGAGAATTTACGCGTCCCAAACCCAGATGCCAAGATTCAATATGGTGGGTATGTGAATATAGAACGCGAGAAGATGTTGGCAACCTTGAAAATGCCATATTCTATGGTATATACAAACAAACCAGAAAAAACAAAGATTAAACCATTTTCCGAAATGGTTGTAGTGTGCAACTATGAGGTTAAGAAACCGATACAGGTTGTAGATACACGTATAAAGGGTAAACTACAGGTGAATGATATATCTTTAAAACTTGAAGGACACCCAGAGTTTCATCTTGATCACGCAATCCTCCAGATTTTTGGAACGGTTGCTGAAAAAAATACACCAGTTTCCCACGTTTTGAGTTGTATACGTCTTCCTAATGGTGAATACAGAATTGTTGAGCCAAATGGTGCACAGGACCCGTGTTTGTGGATAGATCCAGTATCTATAAACATGTTTATAAAGACTGGGTGGTACAAGGATACATATGATTGGGATATACACTCGTGGGGATTTAATTCTATAGTGTATATTAAAGTTGATTCAAAATTACCACCATTTATACCAACACTTGAAAATTCACGCCGTGATATACAAGTACATTCACCAACACCGGTTCGCCCAGTAAATAAGGATGGTCAGCCCATTTTGATGGGACCAAAAGGTGGTAGATATGTCCAATATGCTGTTGGTAAAGCGTATAGACCTTTACGTAAATTTTTGGGTATGACGCCAAAGAATACAACAAATGGTGTCAATTCCAAAGGTAGAGCTATATATACGGGAGCCAAGGGTGGAACATATGTAATACTTGTAAATGCCAAGGGTCAGAGGTATAAAAAATACTTGACAGAGGCTAAACCAGTCGTCATCCCCAAAAAGAAACCAATTGGGACAAATGTATTGGGTCGTAATATATATAGGGGGCCACATGGTGGAAGATTCGTTATAATTGAGGTTGCGAATGGTACAAAGATAAAAAAATACCTCAAAGGTTAATAAATGGATCCAATCCCTGATCGTAAACGAAAATTGGCCAAGGCGAAGAATAAATCGCAATTTACAATTTATTCTTCAAAGACGGTCCGTCTAAAAATCGCCGCTCAACATCGCGTATAGAAGCTGAAAGTGTTTTTTGATTCCATAGAACCCATCGGCTCCAAAACCCAGCGGTGAGTATCCCAGTCTTTGTCCAATTCTCACGTGTTCTATGTCTTATTATATACCTTTGTTTTCTAGCATCATCCTTGTGCTTTGTGTAATCAGAATATCCTTTTGCACCAAATCTAACCTTGTGTTCCCCCTTGGCATTGGAAACCGTCGCTACAAATTTATGGATACCATCATTTGCTTTTACGAGTGAAATCAATTTCATGTTATTATATACCCGTATTAAAAAATGTTTTTTGGATTCCCAAGACAAACATTCTTTATTATGATATACCAAAATGACGACCGATTCAGAGTGTATGAAGAAGCAGACTGAAAAGTGGCTATTGGCAAACGTGCCAAAGCATAAACGCAACCCCAAAAAGTTTACAGCCCAGATTACACCTGACGGTAAACTTAAATTCGTGTTTACACCGTGATGCGACATAAAAACGTATATTTAATCAAGTGCATCTTTAATGCGAATCGTAATTGTGATTCTACTCTATTTAATTCTTGTATTTCGTTATTCACGACTTGACAATCCGAGACACATGACAAATGATTACGATTATGGTCATTTTAGTCGTATTACGAGTACAAATAAATGGTTTTTCCCACAGTTGCTCCTCACAAATCCATACGAATTTACTTTATCAGCAAACGAGTGTTTGTGGATACCAAAGGGGTGGTGGCACTGGATTGTATCCAGCCCAGACACTATGGCTTTATCGTACTGGGGTCCAGTTTCAAATGTAGCTACAAGTATTCCATTCAAGTATACACTGGAAAGCAGTAATGTATACTTGGATGTCAAGAATATTATTGAAGCTCACTCAAATATAATAGAGGTGTGGGACAGTAAATTGAATGAGTTGAATTATAATCACACAAAGAGGGATGATGCTTGTATCATTACAATTGATGGGTATAGTCCATCCAATTCGTTTTTACGTGAAAAATTACAAGATTATTTTAAAATCTCACCAATCAGGTGTTGGGATGGGTTAGAAGATGATATTATTGGGAATGTGTGGTCCACACTTGGTAGTCATGATACAGGTTTACATTATGATGATTATGATGGTGTCCTGAGAGTGTTACACGGTACAAAGCATATAAAATTATACCCACCATCACAGGGACATTTACTTTCACCTATATGTACAATACCTTTATGGGCAAAACAAACCCCAAAACTGGTTGAGTATAATTTGAACAATTATATAGACGAAGAGTTGGATTCACAAACAAATTTACCATCGGCTAGAATTTTATACGAAAGTATGACCCATAATAGAAAAGTTATACGTGAAATCACAAAAAGATTCAAATCCGGCATTTCGTATGTATGGGGGTGTAAATGGCAAAATGGAGTGATGCGATGGGAGGTGTACAAATATCATTTTGGGTATCATTCGGTACCCGTAAATGAGGAAAATTTAGCAATCACATCAACAGATTTATTTGATACAAGTAATCCAGTTGGACCTGATACACATAAATATTATGGTATAAAAGACCAAACATATAGTCTCCCATTCCAGGGGTATGGTACAGGTCAAGGTGATAAACACGAGTCTTATTATATTATAGACGAAAGCACTTCATTTTTAATAAATTCACGAGAATATATGAAACGTATACAGGTTGTACATGATATAACACACTTTCTTTATAAATATTCATGTGTCCAGTTGTGTGTCTTTAACAAAAATCCAGATGAGATATTCGTAATGTATCTTGGTATAAGTATAGACGATTTTATTCACTTTTTACTGGAAAATAAATACCCCGGTACATTAACGTCTCACGTGATTGAAAATAAAAATAAATATTCACGCATAAAACACGAAATTGCGATAATATATAATATAAAATCAGGTGAAATTATCAGGACTGCGTTATATGGTAATTTTTAGCTGTCCAAAAATATCCTTTACAAATATCTGAAAAAAACACGAGTGGTTTGTAAATCTCTTTTTTAGCCACGACATCAAAGTTTGAAATGAATGTACATGTACCATTATTAAAATGAGCACATGATTCGCAACTAATCTCTTTACTTTTATTATATCTTACGACTGTATCCTTGTAAATTTGTGAATCTTTACCAACAGTTATACTGGCTGTATACATTTTTTGTTTTAAATGTACAAGTGTCCGTGGTGATGTAAAATATTGTTGCATTTTTTAAACATCAGCGTTTTTTTCTAATTGATAATAATATGAAGAGACACCCTAGACATATTATAGTCACCAGAAAATGGCCAGAACGTTATTTCGCAGGGTTGTCAAAAAATATGCGTCTCGTGCGTGAAAAAGAGTTGCTTAAACGACGAACATCATTACACCCCACACTTGCTACATCTGATACATTTGCAACTCCACATAAATCCAAATGGACTTTACAATTTCACAAAGTGTATCCAGGTGTAAAGTTTAATAAAACAGTTATTTCGAAACTTACTGGTATACCTAAAGCCAATATGGATACGGTATACAATAGAGGATTAAAGGCTTGGAAAATGGGTGGATCGCGGGTTGGTGCGACACCTCAACAATGGGCAGTCGCCCGTCTTTATAAATTTATATTAATCACGAAACGAAAAGTTCCTAAATCTTGGTATGCTACTAAATTTGACCCAGATAATAATTTACGAATTAGACATTAGATTCTTGAGGAAATTGAGATTTTGCTTGGCAACTGCAATAGGATAATGCTTAAGAGTCGTCTTTTTTTGATTTATAAGTTTATTCACCTTGACAACCGATGTCGTCCCATTAAAGACATTTATATTCATAGCTGACAGATTTGGTGCTAAATCAGATCCTGACCGAAGGAGATCAATACTTTTGCCTCCTTTATAAAGTTTCAAATGATCTTTGTATTTTAGTGGAGGTGGTCCATCTATTTTATAACCTATGTTCCCCAATGCATTTACAAATAGCCCAAAGTCCTTTGAACGCACTACGATATCAATATCATTTGGACTGCGATGTAATTTTGCACCGTGTCTATTTGCGTGAATCTTCATGGCCATGCTTCCACTAATGGCCCATGGTTTCATAAGAGGATTCAATGCATGCCTAATAAGCTTTACATCTGTTGATAGATTTGTTGGTGAGTTTCTCAGTGAGGTTCTTGGAGTTTTGGGTGAGTTCATTTAATTAGTACATATATTTTTACTTTCTATGCATAAAGTAAATATTTCAAATCCAACAAATGTACAAAAACATATATGATTAATGTAATTACTGGTGCAAAGGTATACCCAAACGCTTCAATATTTCGTAGTAAATACTGTAAGGGTGAATATTTCAGGATCACCACTCATAACCATATGGCTCTTTCCGATCAGTAGTCTGTTTACGAATTTTAAATTTTCGTTCTTCTGACCCCATATATTTACCCATTTTAATAGGTTCATAGTCTATCCTATCATTATCAATAAATCTCCATAACCAGAGTGTACCAGTTACTGGATTAAAATCAGCAGTTAGTTCATCCGGATATCCAGGTATAAGCATATTCACCTTCATATAACGTGTCTGAAAACTGAGATCTGAATCATATGTGAACAAATCTCCAAATCTACACCTCATTTTATATAATATGTTTTCCCAAGTATACGACTTTATACTCTAAAAAACATTTTTTATGTACATGTTATACTATCAACTGCTTTTTTTAATGTAGCTGTACTCTTGTAGCCGTAAGGTGCAAGTGGAGTTCCATTTTGTGTAAGACCATTTCCAGCACTATACTCTAACTTTGTACATTTTCCACATCCATCGAGTTTAGTTGAATCGTCAAATGCCCAATTACGATCAACAATCCATGTTCGTAAACTCGTTTCACACGCGGATTTACTTATACCTGAGGGTTGTGCAGTGCTTGAAGCTACGGCTGCAGGATTTTTATCACCCTTGGTATATGTATTCGTAACAAATACATGATTATCAAACGATCCGCCCAATTCTTCCTGTGAAGTACCAGGTCCTAAAAACTCATAGTCTAAATTTGTACCACCGCGGCACTCACCACCATATTGTAAACCTATAACGTTATAACCATTAGTTATAGCTTTTTCCTTACAATCATCAATTGTTGTATTATACGGAACAATAAGATTTGGTAAGGTTCTCCCTGGGTTATCAATCCAATGTCCCTTATCGGACCACGTAATAGTTGTAGTTGCAGTTGTTGGTGGAGTTGCAGTTGTTGGTGGAGTTGTAGTTGTAGTTGTTGGTGGAGTTGTAGTTGTAGTTGGTGGTGGAGTTGTAGTTGGTGGTGGAGTTGGTGGTGGAGTTGTAGTTGTAGTTGGTGGTGGAGTTGTAGTGTTTGATTTATAAAAGTAATAACCACCTCCACCAGCTGATGCGGACATTGAACAACATAATACAAGTATTGCAACACCTCCAATAGCTACACCTGTACTCATCTACTATATGAAAATATAATTAATTTTTTGTAAACCCATAGTTGTATTGTTCTTTGGACGTATCATTTGTGAAATTAATACACGTGTTTTTATATTTTACATCACCGTGAGTATTATCACGGTGAACCCATCCTACACAATTTGTATCCGAATCACACTTGGCTTTACATAATGTAGGGTTGGTATACGTTTGTAAACCATCCTCTGTAACTGTTTTAATATTTACAGGCTGTTTTGCTAATTTAATTGCTCGTATATGGCCGTTTATATATGGCGTTGTGCTCATCCATCGTTTACACGTACCAGTATTCTCAGATCTTTGCCAAAGACTACAAGATGAATCAGATTCGCATTGTGCCTTACACGCAGCAGCTGATATATTCGTATCAGTTCCTATTTGAGTAGATTCGTTCCAAAACCATCCTCTACCGATGGTATACCCAGTTGGGTCTACCGAGAATCCATTTATAATAACATTAGAGGTTGTTGGTGGAGTTGCAGTGTTTGAGGTTGTTGATGAAGACGCTACTGTATTTGAGGTTGTTGGTGGAGTTGCAGTTGTTGTAGTATTTGATGTATAAAAGTAATATCCACCTCCACCCGCAGCTGATGCGGACATTGAACAACATAATACAAGTATTGCAACACCTCCAATAGCTAGACCGGTAGTACTCATCTAATATAAAAAAAATGTTTTTTTGTGACATAAGAAATGAAAACTCGTATAAAAATCATCTCGTGAAAAACAATGGCTGCAATCATCTACGGTCTTGAGAAGGCGCTTGAGAATCTGCTCCACCGCATCGCCGATGACTACCAGATTGATTACCAGGATATGTATGACAAGTATATGATCTGCACCACTGAGGGTGTTGATATCAGCGTCGCCCCGCCACCAAAGACGGCTGAGAAGAAAAAGACTACCAAGAAGCCACCGCAGCCTACAAGCGAGCGCCCCCAGTGTGAAGGCAAGACTGGCAAGGGTGTCCAGTGCAAGAAGCTGGCTATGCCTGGTTGCAAATGCTGTGCTGTTCACATCCCAAAGCCTCCGGTTATCGTTGAGCATGAGGAGGGATTTGTAAAGGAAACCACTTCCGATGGTCCAGTTATCAAGAAGAAAAAGCCAGTGGCAAAGCCAACCATGTCAGCTGGTGCAAAGCCATCCAAGAAGGTGGACAAGCCGGTCCATAACCACCCAGTTGATGTAGAAGATCACGATGACTGCCCGGCATGCGCCAGTCACGGCAACTCCACTATGAAGATTCCAGCGTTTACTGTCAAGGAGTCGGTTCAGGATAGGCTTAGCGCCATACTTAATAGCATAGGTGAGGAGACAGATGATGAGGACGATGACGGAGAGGCGAGCGTAGGTGATGTAGATGACAATTAAACAATATAATCGTTAAACTTGTAATAAATGGATGATATAATTATTTGTATCAAACACATTGTTCAAGAGGTGTATGATCTTCTAGGCCCTGGTCTTTTGGAAAATGTATACCATGATACTGTAAATATAGGATTGATGAAACACGGTTTACATTATGAACATCAAAAAATTGTCCCAATAATGTATCTCGGTTTAAATACCGGTCATTATTTTAAACTAGACACGGTTGTGAATCGTGAAATAATTCTTGAATTTAAATCAGAAAAGAAGTTGACCGATGTTCATAAGCAACAACTCATAAGGTACTTGAAAATGTCTGAATTGCCCAAAGGATTTCTCATAAATTTTGGACCCACATTGGAAATTATAGAAATGTGAATAAAGAATATACAATTTTATAATTAAATGAATGCCATAATTATTTTTACACTTGGTGATAGGTATGAAAAGATGTTTGAAGTATTTAAACCAAGTGTAGAGAAATATTGTAAAAAATATGATATTGAATTTATACAATTGAAGGAGTACCGTCCAGGTGAACCATTTGACTATAATTGGAAAACACTCGTAGTTACCGAAGAATGGTGTAAAAAGTATGAAAGAGTGGCGGTTATAGATGCTGATATATATATTTCCGAAAATGCACTTAATATATTTGATGGAATACCGGATGGTAAAATTGGAATCACTAGAGAATCTACATACAACGATTCAGGTTATTATAGACATGTCATAGCACGTAAATGGGATCATGATAAAAAGCCTTATGATATAAAAACAGGTGAAGAAGATAATTGCGGGTCGTATTCAAAACTACTTGGATTTTTTAGAGAACATTCAAATTTAGTTTACTTTTGTAATACAGGAGTAGCTGTGTTTCAACCTGAATATCATGCTGACTATATTCAGGATCTATATGATAAAAATAAAGAATCTATTACAAAATTAAAACCGACTAACGAAAATGGAATTCGTTCTGTTATGTGTGAAAATTGGTCATGGTATAATTTCCAAGCTGATGGTAAAGCTCATATCATAGATCATAGATTTAATATGGTATGGTGCCTTTATAGATCTCTTCATTACGAACCATATAATTCACAGGAAGAGCTTATCATACCATTGAAAAACTTTATAGAAACTGGATACTTTTGTCATTTTACCGATATGGAGGATGTTGATGTGTTATCAACCGTGAGTAATTTGTATCTAAACAATCCTCCAACAACTCTCATAATAGATTATATAGAAGGAAATGACTTGTCATGGCTTTTCCATAAATATATACGTGCAAAAAATTACGAGAAGATTTATATAATAAATCAAACACCTGATATAATGAAAACGTATATATACAAACGATATCCTATACAACAGTCTGGGTTCAAGGTACCCGCTAAATATATTTGTACACAGACAGAACCTATAGTTTCAGGTAGAGTAATAAGATGTAGGTCTGATGTATCAGTTGATGATATTATTCATGAGAGAATTACACCCATAAAATTTTAAAAATAAAATCACCGGAAAAAAAGTTTTAAAATTTAGGGGGTCAACCTATTGAACACCCTTATTTTTCAAAAAGTTTTTCTAAAAAAATCCAATCCCCCCCCCCCTCTTTTTGGGACCAGTTATGAAAGTTATACCTTTTACGTCTAAAGTTGGGACCAGTTATGATTTGGTGTTTTTTGTTATACCTTTTACGTCTAAAGTTGGGACCAGTTATGATTGGTTTTTGGGACCAGTTATGAAGGATATACCTTTTATATCAAAAGTTGGGACCAGTTATGATTCACCAAAGACCAGTTAAGGAACAAATTATTTTTATATGATAACTATGGTGAGACGTAAAAATGATCAACCAGCTATATGTCAAGAGTGTAATGCAAACTTTGAGGGGTCTGGTGTCAATAGGTATAAAAATTTAAGAAGGCACATGGAGACACAACATTTACAAACTATTGAAAGAAGGGTATTGAATCATTTACACCACATGTCAAACTGTAATATAGATATTAATCAATCAATAACTGTAATAATAGGTAATATAGAAATGTTGGAGGGGTTGGAGGTGAAACACGCTATTGTAGAATATATATTAGGTGAAATACGAGCTGGAAGGAAATTAACCATGATGGATATATTTAAACGTATTCACATGAATCCCAAGTATCCAGAAAATCAGAATGTGGTTATACCAAATGTTTCCAAGAATGAAATATTATATAAAACTGGCGACTCGGTAAAAGTTTCCGAAATAAACAAAGGTGTTCAAGTGGCACACGATGCGTTTATACATCGCAACATACCAGAGATTTTAGATGCTATGGATGATGGTCCTGAAAAGGATGCTTTCAAAGGTAATATACACGAAAAGGTTTCTTCAACTGTCAATATGGGTACAAAGGTTTTAACCAAACAATTAAAAATGGCTGATGCATCTGAACGTAAAATTGTAACAAAACGTATGAAAGATGAATTAAACGATTATTAAGTATATAATACAAATGTCATTGACTTATAGGAAGACTATGTATGATCACTTGGTATCTGATGAAAATTTTAGAAGAGAATTTCTAGGATGTGACCATGGTGATGTTATTATTAACCCACGAACCAAGTGTTTGAAAGATTATCCAACAAGTGGGACAATATGTATAAACTCGGATGGTGGAGAAGACCATTTTCTAAGTTATAAAAAGGTTGGATCAAATACATTATACGTGTTTGATCCAAGCTCAGCGACTGGTAGATATGGTCATATATTACCAAAAAATGAACATCATATACAGCGAGTTTTTGGGGTGACTCGTATAATAAAATACAAGAGTCATCCACAGGTGTGTTATGGTGATACATTTTGTCAAACATGGTCACTTTTTTGGAATATTAAATATTATAGGGATAGAATCAAATGTGTAAAGACAATAACACAAAGTAAAAAGTTGTTATTTTCAATGATTGATATGATTATGAAAACACAAAGATTTTTAAAAAAAATGTCAAGAAAAGATTTAGACGAAATATTAGATTATGTTTGAATTTATAAATGCATTTAATTTATCACCATTAGCATCATTTTTGATGATACATCCATCGGTAAACTTGTTTTCAAATGTAAATTTTGTACCGAATTTTGAAATAAATTCAACATGTGTCAAGTTTTCGTCACCCACGAAATTGAAAGTATCGTATCCTTCAAAATTCAAGAGTAGTTTCAATTTTCTGGTGATTTCATCAGTATGAATCCATCTTCTACGATTTTTTGTTTCTATTATAAAATGTGGAACTTTTTCAGTTTCAAACCCTTTTTGTATAATTGATGGAAATCTGTCTGTCTGACAGAATGGTCCCCATGCACCTGTGGGTCTTATTATCACACATGTTGTAAATTCATAAGTATGATAATATGCAGAACACATATGTTCACATGCAACTTTAGACGCTCCATACATATTATAAGATTTCAATATATCATCTTCACATGAGTCTGAACATTCCCCATAAACCGCAACTGAACTAAAAAAAATAAATTTCTTACAGTTTATTTTTCGTGCAAATTCTAATACATTAAATGTCGCTATTATGTTATCCTGTATAGCACACGATGTACTATTCGTACATGATTTAGAAGACAGATTTGCAGCAATATGTATAATCATATCAAAATTATCGTCTATAGAAATTGGTAAACGTAGATCATATTTGATAATCTTCAAGTCGTTTGGAAGATTATTAGTTGAATTTCTAACCATACATGTTAAATCATGTTCATTCATAAGAGATCTGGTGACATTTGCACCTATAAATCCATTAGAACCAGTTATTAAGATCTTCATTTTATATATCTATTTATATGTCTTTAATATAAATAAAATGGAAAATATTATACCAACGAAAGACAAGTGGTTTACCATAATTTAGCTACCATCCACCCGGAAATTATACCACTCACAAATCCGAAGTTAAAAGCCATATGTAACATACGCGTC